GAGGATTGGGAGAAAAATAATGCACCCATGATAATTCCAAAATGTATTGTAGCAGCATTGTTGGAACAGGAAAGCCAACAGTATGAAGGCAGAGGAACTGGACGCGAAAAACAAATTAAAAAACAAATTCGCAATATACGTTACTTTATCTAATGGCAATTGAATTTAACATAGGAGATAATGTCCGTATTGTGAAATATGGGCATTTAATTTGGGAAAGCAAAACAATGCCAGGGCAAAGATCTAATCAAAAATCATATTATGAAGATGATAAAAGAGCTTGGATAGATATTGTTCCACACATAGTAGGCAAAGAAGGCAAGGTTTATCAAAAAATAAAAACTGATAACGGTTACAGATATTCTCTTTCAGGCATATCTGGAAAACATTCTTGGTATTATTTTGAACAATTAGAATTAATAAAAAAATAATTATGAAAGCATCAACCCAATTTGAAAAGAGTATCAGTTCTTATCTTGAACTTAGAGCAATCGAAGATACTCTATTCGCGAATACATTATTAAAGCCCAATAAAAGCTTATCTGAATGCGTCAACTACATAATGCAGACTGTTCAGAAAAGCGGATGTAATGGTTTTGAGGATGATGAAATATACAACATGGCAGTCCATTATTACGACGAGGACAATATTAAGAATATCAAAGCTGTAAAAGCCAAAGTAATTGTAAACCATACGGTAAAATTGACTGAAGCAGATTTGGAATCAGCTAAGAAGCAAGCAATGGAACGTGCTATTGAGGAAGCCAAGAAAAATGTCAAGCTTCCTGAAGTAGAACTCAATGAAATTGAAATGGCACAAGCCAAACAAAGAGCAATGGATAAAGCTATTGCTGATATACTAAGCAAAAAGGTAGTTAAGAAAACAGTTTTAGCAACAGAGCCAGAGCAAGGTTCTTTATTCTAACGATATGAAACCGAAAACAAAATTAGATTTTAGGGTAACAGAACTTAAACTTTCGTTACCCCTTTTGAATTTAAAGCAAAAAGAGTGGGCAATAGATACAATGTTCCAAGCTTATGCAGCGCAATCAAGAAAAACCGTTTACTGTTTGGATTGTGGCACCACATGGAAAACGGAAACCCAGTCATGGCATAATCAAATTACTGGAGCAAATTGTCCTGATTGCGGCAAAGAACTTAAAATGGTAAATCATAACGGTGATTTTAAAATAAGAGAACAATTTAGTCTGATTACTTACAAAGAAGATTTTCAAGTTCAGAGAATTTATGAAGTCACAAAATATATGAAGAAGAAAACCAAGCCGGAATATTATTTTCATGAGGTAATCCAGCACTGGATAAGAACTGATGGCAAAAAGAAAACGCTGAACAACAATTATGGAAACAGTTATTATGGCAGTGCTTTTAATTATAGTTCCGGCCTTGAGGTGAGAAGTGGAGAAAAACAAATTGGATATGGAGGGTATAACGGATATGCTAATGTAGACAATATGAATCCTGCTTTTACTTATCCCAAAAAAAGGTATCATCCAATCCTTAAGCGTAATGGAGTGAGAGAAGTTCACGATGTTATTCCTTATGTGTTATATCACTTTTTGTTTAAAGACAATTTTGCCGAAACATTGATAAAATTAAAACAAGATAAGTTCCTGTCTTTTTATGTCAACAAGGCTTTAAGAGGTGATGATTCTGATTATTTAAAAGACGCTATTCAAACTTGCCTTAAAAACAAATATCGTCCAGTATTATTCAGTGACTGGTATGATTTGGTTAAAGTTCAGCAATACTTTGGTCGTGATTTGAAAAATGCCAAATATGTTTGTCCTGATAATCTACGCGCTGAGCATGACAGGCTCATGGAAAGAAAACGCAACGTCGAAAGAAAACGTGCTGCATTAGAACTTATCAAAGCTATGGAAAAGAATGAAATTGAATATACCATTGAAAAAAGAAAATTCTTTGGACTTCATTTTGTCAGTGGAGATATTGAAATCAAAGTCTTAGAAAGCGTAGCTGATTTCAAAAAAGAAGCATCTGCACACCGCCATTGCATTTTTACCAATGAATATTACAAAAACAAAAATTCTTTATGTTTTTCGGCAACATACAAAGGAATCCAAAATGAGAGTATAGAAGTTGATCTGCGAACAATGAAAGTGGCACAAGCCAGAGGAATTAAAAACAGAGGTACGGCACAAAACAAAGAAATTCTTGCCTTAATGGATGCAAACCTGTATCAGATTAAAAAAGCACTTAAGCCTAAAAACAAAACCGTTAAAACCAAATTGTTATGTCAAATAGCATAGAGAATACCCGTAAAAGAATTGATATGTTTTTGAATCTTTACTCTCAAGAACAATTGGATTTAATAGAGCTTCTTATGGAAACTTACTGCGGAGGAATAGTAAACAAAGGAGATATGATGAACTTAGCTTTGTCAGAAGAAGTGAGAAAAAAATGTGATAGTGCTTTGCCATTTGAACAAACAAAAATTATTAAAGAAGTACTTCCTTCTTTTAATAATGGCAATTACGTTTATGATTATTCAAAAAATAGTCACGGAGAAATGTTAAACATTTTTGAAGCATTACATATTAAGCTTCACACTGTTTTGAATTCTAGCAATTTTGATAAAATTACAATTCCATCAAAAATTTAATTATGGTATCACAAAAAACAATTCAAGGATACGACTTTACAACAATAGAAGAATACTTCGCTTACATTGTTGAAAGCAAAATAAACGGGCAACACGCGCAAGTAGAAGATTTAATTACAAAATTGTCTAAAGATCAAAAAAAAGATTTTCTACAGTATTTAGAAAGTAATGGACTAGGAGAAGATGCTCGTTATTGCAAAGAAAAAACTCTTGAACTTTTATAGCCATGTTAACAGTAGACAAATTAAAAGCATTATCTCCCGGTGAAATATTTGATTCGGGAGAATGTGTAAATTCTACACAAGACATTTACATGACCAACACAAATATTAATGCTAAAATGATTTGGATAGCCAAACGTGGTGGTGCTAATGATTGGGTAATATACATTTGTTGGGCATGGCAAGGATGGGAGTTTTGCGAAAGAAACGGCCAGAAAGTATGCAACCTAGAAAACATAAAAAAATTGGTTCCATGCGACGATGAAGTAATTTTAAAATATAGATATTAGATTATGAAAACAGGAATAGAAATAATCGCCATTGAGCGTGAAAGACAAATTAAAGAATTAGGATTTGATTATACAAACGATTCTTTGTATGCTGAACAACAACTGGCAAAAGCCGCAGCCATTTACGCATTACCAACAGATTTAAGAGAACTTTGGTGGGGTAATTCATGGGTTTCTATAATTAATAGATTTTGGCCTTGGGATTTAAAATACTGGAAACCTACCCCAGAAAACAGAATTAAAGAACTTGCAAAAGCCGGCGCTTTAATCGCTGCTCAAATTGATTATATTATCAACAAAAAATAAAAAATTTTGATACTACAAGAAACGATTGACAAAGTATTCGCTTTGGACATTGTAGAGGTAATCGGGAAATACGTGGACTTAAAACGGGCGGGAAGCAATTACAAAGGCTTCTCCCCTTTTACCAACGAGCGTTCCCCTTCCTTTATGGTTTCGCCAACTAAAGGGATATTCAAATGTTTCAGTTCCAGCAAAGGTGGTGGTATAGCTACTTTTATCATGGAAAAGGAAATGATGAATTACCCCGAAGCGATAAGGCATTTGTGTAAGCTGTATAGCATTGAATTTTTAGAAACTGAAAGTACTAACGAAGAAAAGCTTTTAGCTCAACACAAAGAGTCCTTGTTTATAATAACCAAGACAGCCAATGAATATTACAAGGCTAATCTGAATTACTTTCAAGAAGTGCTGAACTATGTTTATGGAGAAAGGCAACTTACCGCAGAAACCATACAGAAGTTTGAGATAGGCTTTGGACCAGCAACCGTATCAGGATTAACCAATCAGTTAATCAATAACGGATTCAATTGGAAATTGGCAGTGGAAGCTTCGGTACTGGGTTACTTACCTGAAAAGAATAAGCTATACGACAAGTTCCGAAACAGGGTAATGTTTCCTATCAAAAATATAGCGGGAAACATCATTGGCTTTGGCGGTAGGATAATGGTGAAGGATGATAACATGGCGAAGTACGTAAACAGTTCGGACAGTATTATATACAACAAGTCCGAAGCGTTGTATGGCATATACGAAGCCAAGAAATCTATATCCGAAAAGAACCAATGTTTGCTTACTGAAGGGTATCTTGATGTAATTATGTTCCACCAAAAAGGAGTAGAAAATACGGTAGCTTCCGCTGGAACTGCATTGACTACTGAACAGGTAAAACTGATTAAACGTTTCACTAAAAATGTAGTGGTAATGTTTGATGGCGATTTGCCCGGACTAAAAGCAGCACTTCGAGGAATTGACGTATTGCTTCCAGAGGGAATGAATGTAAAAGTTTTGATACTTCCCGATGGACAGGATCCTGATGATTTTGCCAAAGCAAGGACTCAAGAGCAGATAGAGAATTATATTTCCGAGAATGCAGTGGACTTTGTACTGTTTAAGCTTCAGCACTTGCTTCGTATGGCAGCAGATAATATAGCCCTCAGAGGAGAAGCTATTGAAGATGTAGTAAGCAGTATTGCCAAGATGCCAAGTGCCATACAAAGGGAAATATACCTCAGCCAATGTGCCAATATCTCTAAGATAAATATTGAAATGCTACATACTACACTTAAGAAATACACAGCAGAGCAAGTAGTCTTTAATGTGGCAGCACCACAAAGCTTTTACGGGCAGTTTGTTTCAAGCAAGAACTTCATACAGAAGCAATGTGAACGCAAGATATTGCAGTACATATTAGCTTATGGTTCTTTAGAACTTACCTTCAAAGAGGTGCTACTGGACAAAGCCGGAATGATAGGGCAACAAACGTACAAGGAAGTAAACTTTGATGCCAAGCGAACAGTACTCGATAAAGTCATTTATGAATTGGAGAACGATGGCATTCACTTTTTAAATCTTACCTTTTCTTATATTTATGACAAAGCCAAATCCGTTGATTTAAGAGACTTTAATTCTTTGCGTAACGTTTTAAGCGAAGAGACGTTTTTATTAGCAAATGAAATGCGCAATGAAGAACTGAACGGTAATAAGAATGTTTTGACTGCGACAGGTGGAATTATAAAGCCGGGAGAAGTTCCAGAGCTTCATTTGATACTTCAAAATGCTATTCGACAGAATTTGCTTTTCTATAAGACAGTTTACATAGAATGTCTGATAGAGGAAGAAAGCAAGAAGGACAAACCTAACAAGCAGAATGTAAAGCATTACATTGACCTTATGATTAGAATTAAAAAAGAACTTAATACATAACGTCTCGCTGCTATACGCATTTTGTCCAGTTTATCACGGTAAAAACTGGACAAAAAAGAGTGTAAACCGTGTAACACTAATTGCTCACAAACAATCACCGATTGACAAATTGAGTATAGGTGCTGTTATATTCTATTTGCGGGTTTTAAACTAAAAATTATGATAAATATCAAATTGCCAATTATATTACTATTATTATCAAATGCTATTTTTAGCCAAACAAAAAATGTTAATTTGATTCTGGAAATAAAAGACACAACCGAAACCGCATACAATTATTATTATACAGGTAAATGGGTTCAAAAAGGTTTTGCGATAAATAAAGAAGAAAAAAAAGACAGTATCGGAATAAATAAGGTACGGATTAAAAGGCTTTTTTATAACACATTTGAATCAAACGGAACAATTAAAAAAGTATATTTAAAATACGAAGAAAAAGAATATCTAGAAAAAAAAAGCAATGATTACCCTAATAGTAGCAATTGAAGATAACGTATCGGTGCTTGTAGATGCCAGCCTACACACTAACCTTAATTCGGCTGGTATTTACAAACACTTGTTATCAGGAGTACGAATTAATTAAAACTAAATATGTTATGAAAACAATAACAATTAAACACATTGACGGAAAAACTAATGTGAAAGCAAAAGTTTTTACAATAGGGGAATCAATAAGTTTAGAATATAAATTTCAAGGAATGACTTATGAAAGAGAATTAACTTTAATTGAAGCTTATGAATTAGGCATCATAGAAAATGAACAACAAAAGTATTTAAACGAAATGTCTAGCGATTACAACAGAGGAATAGGTTTCTTATGAAACGGAAACGTAGTATTCCTGATAACGTTATCTCGCTTGCTTGTCGTTGCGGGCTTCGTAAAAATAAAATTTCTAACTTAAAATAAATATGATGCGAAACGAAAATATGATTGAACCACAAAACCCGCAATGCGTGCAAACGAGTGTTATGCAATCGGCTTTGTTGTCGAAAATTAAAATTGCATTAAGAAATAAAATAGGTAAATATTATAAACACTTTAATTTTTATTTTAAAGATGGTTGTTTTTGTTTTAAAGAAAAAACGCAATCAGAATTTATGGAAAGTGTGATGGTAAAAGGTGCTTTTGACCAAGAAAATGATTTTAATGAGTGTATCTACCAAATTTATTTTCGTTTAAAATACTCTTTTGGAAAATTTGATTTAGAAGAAAAATTTCAATTTAATAATAAACAATTAAAAGCAACACAAAAAAGAAAATTACGAAATCGAATTATACGCAATATACGGTAGCTGTTGCATAACTGTCAGCTAGTCGCCGTTTTTTCAATGGCTACTAGCGCAAGTTATAAATTTAATAAACAATACTTAATATATAAATTATGAAAAAACAAATATGGAAATTCCAAATGCCTAACATGGACGACAACATTATTGAAATGCCAATAGGAGCAGAAATACTAACAAATCAAATGCAAGGATACGTTCCTTGTATTTGGGCTTTGGTAGATGTAAATGCGAAAAAAGTATTCAGACATTTTAAAATATTTGGAACAGGGAATCCAATACCTGAAATAGAAAATGCAGAATTAAAACACATTGGAACTTTTCAAATGGCAGGAGGAGTTTTAGTGTTTCACACATTTGAAGTGATATTGATATAAATAATTAAAAAGGCGAGAAACATATACTGAATCTCGCCTTTTCTTTTTTACTTACCAGCATCAGTCTGACCACCATGTGTTATCATTTTTAGCACACTCATAGCAGAACGTACCGAAGGGGGTATCGTTTTAAGTCCAAGCCTGTCTAAGTCAAAGTGAATGTTTGCATCACTCATAACCCCACTGGCTACACTAGAGGCATCAGTTCCCGAAGTCATTTGACTTGCATCAGTAGAATGGCCCGCTATCATTCCAAGAGTAGTCATAAGTGCCATACCTCTCAGTCCAGCAAGCAACGCTTCTTTTTGATGCGGTTCCAAGTCAGCATAGTACTCTTTAAATTTGTCAGGAGTCATACGATTGTTGAAGATATCAACAGCTGTTTTACCCACTTGTCTCAATGAACCGATATATTTTTGTCCGTTCATATCAATATCCTCTTTAGCAAATCGCTCTCTGATTTGTACAGGTAAATGTCTTGAAAATTGCATGAACATTTTACCTACTGCATACCTATGGATTCTACTTTGGTCTGTAGGACTAAACCCCTTACCATGTGAGTTCTTAACTCGCTCTTCAAGTTTCTGAACACGCTCCATTTGAATTTGTGTTTCCCCCGTTTTGTATTGTCCTTTTTCATCAAACTTGTCAAACTCTTCATCGGTAAGCATTCCAAGCATATGACTTTTTTGAATCCAATTTTCAGTCACCGACATTGGCAGTAAAGCCATTTGTGTAAATACATTGTCGATACCTGATTTAGCTTCAATATCTACATCATCGTAGAAGTCAGCTTCCATATACCCTAAATTGGAAAGTATGTTTTTTGCTCTCCTACGTCTATCCAAAGTATCTAAGCTGATGCCTTTGTCCACTCCCCAATAGCGAGCCTCTCCAACAGCCCAAGACTTTCCACCTTCCCTTTTTATGTTCATGTACTTACCAACGGCTAAGTTACCAATGGCATATATCCCTTTCCCTATAAGCATACCCTTATATCCCAAAGCATACATCGTATTGCTTTTAACCAAGCCATTGATTACAGCATCAGTATTTTTGCTGAAAGTGATTTGGTCTTTTTTCATAATGAACCCTTCTTTTACCACTTCTTTTACATACTTGTACGCATTTTGGTATCCGTTTTTTTCATTGTAAGCCATCACTCCATCAATCATTGGCATCATAGCTTTGAACCCTTTGAAGCTTTCATTTCCATTAGTAAACATACTTGCGTTGACGTATTCCACTAATGCTTTATTTAAATCCATTGAGGGCATTATTTCGGCAGTATTAGAACGAGAACTTGCAAACCTACTCAATGGACTCATTCCAAGCAAAGTCTCATTTTGCATATTGCTATAAATCAAACGAGAACCATCTTCGTTCTTTCCTGTTTTTTGCAATTTTTTAGCAGTACGTTTCAACTTCTCAAAATTCAATAAATCTTTAGGCGTTTGTTGTTTGGAATAAGCCAAAGCATTGTAATGATTTTTGGCGTCTCTAAACGATATTAATTCTTTTTTGCCACCAATATCTGTATATACTTTTACGTCCTCAATTACACTGTCAATTCCCTTGCTATTAACCATTAATCCTAACAAACCTCTATTGGCGAACTGTTCAAAGTTACCCATAGCAGTATGTGGTATATAATCCTTACGGGTTTTATCGTTTCCATCAAATTGTTTTAAGTGATTAGTGGTTTTTCTAAATACAGTATAAAAGTCCATTTCAGCCTGACTGATTTTACCTGATTTGTGCAAAGCTTTTATAGTATCTTCACTTTTAAACTTCAAAGTTTTCTTTGTGGTTCCATTGGCATCAATAATTTCTTCCCTCTCTATCAAATTTCCGTATAGCTTCTCATAAACTTCAATTCTATTGTTCACCAAAGACTGTACTACTCTTTGCCCCATACGAACATATTTGTTTTTGCTAAGCCCAAATTTCTCTTGGTAAAGTGCATCGGTAGCCGTATTGATACTCTTAATATATTTCCCTCTTTCCAATACGAATTTTTTGTATTCTTCTCCAAGCTTCTTTACAAGGTTTTGGGTAACGGGATGATTGGAGGAGATGTTGTTGTTGTTTAGCCAACTGTCCATAAGACTAATATCCTTGCCATCTTCAAACTGTTCTGTTAAGGCACTTTGCTCCACGCCCATACGACTCGCTAGTTCCATGATAAGCGGTGTAGTAATAACAGAATAGGCATACATATCTTTTTGGGCAAATTTGCTATAGGCTTTGCTCAAATTATCATCAGTCATTTTGGAAAAAGTTTCTTGATTGTGGGTAGCCATTAAGTCATTGGCTTCTTTCTTTTCGTCGAGATAGGTTTTATAAACTAATTCTTTTTGCTCGTCGTCAATGGTTTGGTCGTATTCCATAACAACGTTAAACTCCCTTTGATTTAAGGGAGCAACGTCATTGTAGTTATGGTAATCAATAAGTGAAGCGTTACCTACGTTAGCTTTTTTTTTTATAGTAGATTCAAACTTAACAGTAGCTTCAGTCATGTGGCCCGCTTTAGTGGACTGCTCTGATTTTTTACTTTTGTAAGTGGGTCTGCTTCCATCAATATCAGGAATAGAAATAGCTTCCAGATTGATATCCTCTCCTTCAAAAACTTTGTATGGTTTTATTTTACCGAACAAAGCAGTAGTAAAAGCTTGTTGTTGTGTTTGAGCATCGCGATTTCCTTGGCGGATCATGTCCTTTTCTTCTTTGGAAATACCTTCGTAGATATAGGGCTTGCCATTTACTTTGAATATCATTCCATTACCTCTTTGCAATCCATCAGATACAATTTTGTTGTTGGTTCTGATGTAAGAGACTAAGTTATCTCCCGCTTTAAAAGATACAGTACCACTAACGTCTTGAATGCTTTTGCTAGTTTTGAATTCATTAGAGATAATAAGATTTTCTAATTTATCCATCACTTTTTTATCTATAGGATTGTTCTTGGTTTTGCTATCATGTGCAGCATAAGTAGAAATATCATGGTTAGTACCTTCATCAAAAATACTTGACAAAGATAATTTTCCTGTTAATCCATTTTTCATTAAATCCAAAGTAAGCAATCCATCTTTGATATTTTGAGGCAATGCTTTGTACTCTTGTTGTACAGCAATTCTATCTTCTTCTGTAATGCTTTCATTAAAGAATCTTGGATTTGCTGACACATAGCTTTTTTCGTCAAAAACTTTAGCTCCTTCAGTTTTGTTTTTTTGTCCAGGTGCATGTTTGATATTGATATTCAATGCTCTGTTGAACAATACGCTTTTGTCCAATTGCGTAAGTCCTCTGTTGCCCGGAAGCTTAGTTTCTTGCAACATTTTTTCATAAGCCTGAATGTTTTTAAACAATTGTCTTTTTACTTTAAGCTTCTCCGTAGAAGTAAGGTTGTTTAACCCTAACATTCTGGAAGTAGTAAATCTTTTGATGATATCTGAAGCACGTTCCTGTTGGCTTTTGCTAAGTTTTTTATCAAAACCTATTTTCTCGTCCAGTACAGCAATCAACTCAGAAGTTGATTTATTGTAAATGGTATTGGCTTTTTTCATAATCTCCAATATGCGAGAAGCATTATCGTGATAAGCACTAATGTCCGGATTATCTCTGAACGCTTTAGGGAACGTAAGCAAAGCATTGTTTTTATCAGAATTGATTACTTGATCAAATGCCGACAATTGTTTTTCCAATACAAACGGATCGTTTTCAATTCCTTTGTGGCCTGCCATAATTTTAGAGATATGTAAAATATCAGCGTTCATGGTTTCCAATGTCTCCATCATTTGAATAATGTGCTTCATTTGCTCTTTAGAATTTATCTTATCGGCACTAGTGTTAATACTGATTGCTTTCACTTTAGAATCGTCTATACCTAATTCCGTTAGTATGGCTTTCTTTACATCAGCATTTTTCATTTTGGTAGCGAACGGGTTTTGGTTATTGGCTTGGTGCTTGTTCCAAACCTTAACCGCTTTTGAGTTCATGATACCATTGATTTGCTTTAAAGAGAATCCCATGTTAGTAAGTAAAGAGTACTGGTTGATAGTTTGGTCATTTAATCCCAAAGCATCAGCGAAACCCCATTTGGTATTATCCAAAATGATATTGGCAAGCATAGCAGATTGATTGTTTCTACTCTCTTGTCCTACTTCCTTATCGCTAAAAGCATCAACTCTGGTTCCATCGATATTAATAGGGCTGTTCAATTTTACATTGTAAGCCGCCAAGTAATTTGCAATACGGTGGGTGTTGAAAATGATACCAATATTTCTTTTAGAAATCATGGTATTGTTGTACGCTTCTCGGTGGTAAGCCGGAGACATAGGCATTTGCTTTTCTACTTTCTGATCACCGATAACTGATTCAACTTCTTTTTCAAATTCAATCTTAGCTTTGATTTGGTTTTTCATTCCCGGAGAAGTCCATAAGTCAACTGTTTTTTCCAAAGCTTGGTTGAAGTTTGGCGTCTCTTTTCCTTTGCGTTGAATAAACAAGGAATCTCCATCGTAATCGGAACCGGCTATATCTGAAAATTCTTCTGATACAATAGTTTGGTTTCCTTCTCCTTCCAAATAATCTACTGCTTCAAAGACTCCTGTTGATGCTGGTCCATGCGAAGGAATACGAGTACCCATCACACTTTCTCCGCGAACAAACCAACCTTTAGCAACGCCATCTTCGTAAAACTCTCCGATATAATCATTTACATCATGCCCGTAAGAACCCTTTGTTCTTGCTTGTCCATGTCTGGAACGTGCAATCATTAAAGCCACTTGTTTCATTACATCAGATTTAGCTTGAGCATCATTTTCGGTAGTAGCTTTGGTAAACTTACCCATTAAGTCTGCATTTGCTTTTATGATACGCATAGCTTGAGGATCGTTTTCGTCCAAGTACTGTCTGAAGATAACTTTATCTTTCATGTGCTTAGGCAATACGATTTCATTAACCATAGTTCCTACACTACCATCGGCATTGTGTCTGTCTGTAAATCCAGCAAGTCCTGTTCTTCCATTAATAGAATAGTTCTTACCTCTACCGTATTTAAAATGTAATGATGGTTTTTGTTGTGCAACACTACCATTTGTTTTAAGCTTGTTTCCGGCTTGTTTTAATCTATTGGCTAATGTATTAGTTATAAAGTCAGATACAGCCGGATGGTTAAGATTAGTAAGGGATTCTTCAATCATAAGCCTTTGGGTTTGGTCCATATTCTCCAAATCCAAATTCTTTAAGATGAAAGCCTTGTACTTAGCCGGTTCCATGTTCCCCAATTCAGAGATAACCTCGTCCAAGTTATTCTTCATATCGGTACGGATAAGCTTTTGAATTTCTTCTCCCATTTCTAAGTTGTTGCCAACCATTCCGTTTACAATAACAGAGGACATAAACTGAACAGGCGTTACCGCTTCTTCAGTTTGTTTATCCATTATTTGTTGTGGCCCAAAATTATTGGTAGATAAGCCCATGAAACCATTATCGCCATAATAAAGAGCATCCAAAGCAGCATGCATTTTATCGTATTCAGTAACAGTTTCTTTGTCTCCTTGCAATCTGTTTTGGTGGTCTGATAAATTGGCTTCGAGTGCTTCATAAGTTATACCTGATAATGATTGTTGTTGCTCAGCAGAAAACAAATCGCTTTTAATGGCAGAATACGGAACGGCATAGTTGATGTAGTTTTCTTCCCCATTGGTAATATCTAAAGAAGGACTAACTCCATACTTATCGAAATATTCTCCGTTGTACTTTTCTTCACGTTCCGTAAGTAATTGGTAAATACCTTTTAGTCCAGGTTCAGTGATTAAAGTCTCCTCAGAGATTATAGTTGTGTACCCTTTGAAGTAAGCAGATACTCCTTTAAAATTTGGATTATCTCTCTCTACATGGTAGTTCAATAATTTTAATCCATGATTCAAATCAAAGACTCCAAGTCCGGCATCAATTATTTTTTGAGCCATAGCTTGAGTCATATACATACCAGAGTTAGAACCAAGTTCAGATTTAGTATCGTCAATTGGAATAGCTTCCATTTTAAGATTCTTGTTTCCGAAAGTGATTACAGGAGAACTGTTTCCTTTGTTACGTTTTACGATATCATTAAAAGGAATACCCGGATTGAATATTTCAGCCAATGCCATTCCATTAACGGTTTGGTTCAATACAAATTCACGTATCTTATTTTCTCCGTTGGCATTAAGCTTTCCGTTAGTAAAATAAGTAGGCTCAATTGTTTTGTTAGCTATCAGGTCTTTAGCATTCTCATTCCAACGAGCAATTTCCTTGCTTACGGACTGATCAAACTTGGTAAAGAATTCTCCTTGAGTTTGCATAGTCATTGCTTTCTTTTTTCCAGAAAGATTTTCATTGGATTTATCATAAATTTTCCAAGAGGATTCAAGCAAACGTTTTCCTTTTAAAGTCAATTCATTTTTAGAGTTGAAAGCATCTTTGTGCAAGATACGTTCAACTGTCATCATGAACTTTCTTGGACTGTCAGCCATAGCACTCAAAGTCTGAACATAGTTCTTAGAAGTATATTTGCTGAACAACATAAAATCCTCAATAGTCTGAGCAAAGTCAGTTGAGTTTTTATACAAAGAGTTAGCTCCGTTCTGCAAGTGCGTAAGTCCAGCATACTGAGTTAAAGAAGGTCTAGCAGTATTGCTTTTAGCATTATCGTAGATACCTCTTAAAACAGGGTTTTCATGCGTTCTGTTGGAAGCGTCAGACAAATGGGAATATCTTTCCTTAAATGATTTAAAGGTCGGGAAATTGCCTTTTGCGTCTTTGACAAGAAACTCATTCATAGCATTAATCTCTGACAATAAATGATTGTTGGTAATCTTGCTTGGTTCCATGTTCCCCTCAGCATTCTGGATTACAGAATACGAAGTGAATTTACGGTTACTGTCTACAATGGCTTCAATGAACGGTTTTAGTTTGTACACTGCAATTTTACCGTTTTCATTTTCGGCCACTTTGGATTTTACCATTTTATCAATAAGAACTCTCACATTGATATTGTGCCCTTTCATGTTGATAGTTTGGTTGTTGATCAAGGCCGAAAACTTAGTTCCTGTTGGAGCAATCATTCTTAGGATTCCTAAATAGCTTTCATCATTTTGATTACCTGATTTGATGTCATTGTAGGCATCAATAAAGTACTGATAATTCTGAACTGGAAGCGATGCATTTTCGTCCGTTTTATGGTTGTAATGTAAATTTTCATCACGTTCCATTTTAGCCATGTGGTTTTGAACCTTATGGTTTTCTGTTTCGGATAGAGCATTGACTGTTTCCCATTTCCCATCAGCGGTAACTACACTTTTGATAGCACTTATGGTTTGAGTGTTTGCCATTACGTGAGCCATAGAACTCAAGTACATATGTTTCTCTCCCGGGTGCATTTTCTCCATGTACTGATTGAACTGATACACTTCTTCCACTTGACTGGTTTCGATAGAATCTATAAATCCATTAGTGTTTCCTTTGTGTTCAAAGGCAAGACTATAGAACTCTGAAATTAACGCGTCTCTATCTAACAAATCATCTTCATTAAAATCAGAAGCGATACCATCGGCTGCTGCAAAACGTTGGCGTTTCACATAATTCAAACTTTTGGTAAAGCTGTTCAGTATTCTAGTTGCTCCCCTAAACTGAACAGACTTGGCTAATTCGTAATCATCGAAAGCCCCTTCTTCCAACATAGAGTTTTCCAGTTCTTCCAATTGGAATTCTGTTTCGTTTCTACGTTCCAACTCGGACATATCTTTCATGCTGATGTTAATATCCGCTTTGATTTTCTGAGCCAGTCTAGCATAGGTAGTTGCTCTGTTTTTTTTCTTAGCTTCTTCGGCATCGTAAGATTGTCTTTGCTCAATTTTAGAAGCAGTAATTCTTTGATGGTTTGCTATAGCATTAGCTTGTTGCATGTCCACAATAGAAGCATGCCCGGAAGCAGTAAACGCTGACTTTGGTTTTTTAGCCACTTCTTCTGAAAACTTACTCATAACGTGTTCAAACAAATCGTTACGGTTTATTGCAACTCCTTTGTTTAATTTTTCAGCAACATCCAAAGCAAATGGTTCAAAAGTAACTTGGTTTCCTTTTAACCAACTCCACCATTTTTTAGATTCTATTTTTCTACCTCTTTCACGAATAGGTTCTAAGGCTTGGTTGAAATTTTTAGCCATTGGGCCTTCAAGAGTATGAGTGAACAATTCCTCATTGATTACTGACTGTTCTGAATCAGGCGCTTTGGTGATACCAATATCTGCTAAAAACGCTTCCATTCCATGTTCATCTATTACGTCTTGATAAGCTTCTTGTCCGCCAATATCATTTAAGAATGTTTCAAGGGTAAATTTTTTACCTTCTGATTCATAGATTACTTTAGTAGCATATAAACGTTCTACTTTTTCCACCAATTTAGCATCCCTTCTAGCAAATTCTACTACTGCTTTTGTAGCCGGAGTATTTTGAGTAAGTTGGTAATGAATATGTGACATTTCATGCATAAATACAGCTGGTTGATTCCAAACCTTTTCATCAATATAAATAGTACTTGCCAATGCATAACCTACTGCATGGGTGCCTACTGCAGAAAATAGATTTTGGGCAATTACAACATTAACATCAATACCTTTTGCTTTTAAGATTCTATTGATAGTGTACTGTTCTTCGATGGCTCTTGGCCCCCATTTGAACGCCGCTATTTTAGTATCAAGGTAAGCATCTAATTCTTGTTTAGAAACAGCAGCATTAGGATTGTTGGCAATGTTTCTGGCAGAGGAACTGTAATAAGCATCATGCATGATTTTCTTACGCATGGCATCCTGATTGACGTTTTGCGTATTGGCTTTCTCTTTAGCTTTTTGGTCTAATGCATTTTGAATTTCTTCCTGAGTTTTTTCTATAATTTCGCCACCTTCTTTGGCAATTCCACGACCTGTTTTAGCAGCATACTTTAACCCTTTGCCCGCTAATTTAACAGCGCCTTTGGTTCCTGTCCAAGCACCTTTGACAACAGTGCCAACAACAGAAGCGTTACCCAAATCTTTTTTAGCAGATATAGAAGTAGTGTATGTTTTACCGTTAGGGTGCGGCTCGCCAGTTACCGTATCAACTAAAGAATACTTTCCGGTAACTTTGTCTTTAACAACACTGTAAGTCGGTTTTTGATTTAAATTTTCATCAATCTGAGAATCTTGAATTATATTTAAATATTCTCTGGTACCATTTGCTATAGCTCCATCAAGATTTATTCCTTCAAAAACTTTTTCTTCTGATTCACCGTTGGCCAAACGTTCTGCATATTCTTTCATTTTTTTTTGAGCACCTTCATCAGCGTTCATTCCTTTGAAAAAATCTTCAATTTGTTGTTCTTTAGTTTTAGGCTCTGTACTTTGTTTTTCTTTAAACTTAGCTTCTTCTTCAGCAATTTTTCTAGCCTCAGCTTCCTTAGCAGTTTCTAAACCACCTTCTTGATATGCTTTTTCATAAGCATTTTCTTCACCACTTGGAGAAATATTAGGATTGATAGGTTTTGTTGAAGTAGGAGTTGTTTCTGCAGTGTCCGGCTCCATAACAGGATTCCCTTCTTCATCAAGAACAGGGTTGCCATTAGCATCTAGTTTAGCTTTAACTTTTCCGACAAGCTCTTTGCCTTTGCCCATTATCTTGTCATAAATTTTAATAGTTTCTTTGCTTGCGTTTTTAAGCATGTTTTCGTGGTTGCGTTTAGCACTTTCAAAAACTTCTTCAGAACTCATGTTGACAAATTGTTCGTATTGTTTATCAGACAATCCAGCAAGAACATCACCTTCTGCTTGGAACGATTGCAAGTCACCCTCAGACATTGATTTTTTATCTTTTAAATTAGGATCGTTTTTATTTTCATTGGAATAACTAAATCCTTCTTCGTAATATTCTTTAGAATCCTCAGTAATAAAAACTTGTTCTACTCCATTTGAATTTTTCCAGAATTTAATATTCAAAGGCGTTGCCGATTTTCCTGAAATAAGATTCATTCTATTAGCATTAGCCATTGCTAAATTTAAACTCAACATTTCCACTTGTTGGTTGTGTTCCGATTCTAATTTAGCATACTGCGCTTGTACTGGAGAATTTTTATGCTCAGCAATACTTTCTTTGATGTGCTTTATTTTTTCAGCTGTAATAGGATTTTCTGCCTCGGCCATTGTATTTTCTAAATCAGCCAATTCTTGAAGTTGTTCCTGGTGCAAGACAGCGTTGTTTTCTTCTCCATCAAAATTTTCTTTAAGGGAAGCTTGCTTTTCAGCATAAGAAGCTTTTTCATTTTCGATAAATCGTGACAATGATTTTGCTTTAATGGTGTTCTCAGCCAAAGCATATTTACCGGCTACGTTCAAATTAGCAGCAGCATTATAATCAACACTTACTTCTTGAAATTCTTTGGTGTATTCATTAAGCTGTTCTTCATCAATAGTTCCTTTAGCTAATAACGATGACATAAAAGCATCAAAATGCTCAACCTTATCATCATGCAATAAGTCAATCATTTGATTTCTGATGTGATACGTTTTAGCATTTTGTCCACCTTTGTCATTAACATCAATAGTAGCTCTTAATACTTCGGAACGATCTCTGTAATTTAATCCTTCTTCGGCAGCTTTTTTGAAGTTAAGATTCATTGCTCCACCCATAAGAGCGCCCATAGCAAAAGAAGCTACTTTAGTATTTTTGTTTTCTTTAGAGAAATAAAAATCCCAATAGTCAGGAGCTTTTTCTCCTAAGTGTTTTTCTCTGGATTTTAGCCTTGCCCATTCTTCATAAGTTTCTTGGAAAGTTTCTTCTGCTCCTTCCATGAATCCATGACCTGCAGCACCCATAATTCCTTTTACTAATGGGAAAGTAGATTTAGTAAAAGAAGCGGCAGTTTGTTTGGCTATTTCTTCAGCAGGTTTTAAAACCATTTTTTTAGACATTCCCGCCATTAATTTTTCTCCGGCTTTGCCATAACTCAATCCCCAAGAAATCATATCCATTGGAGCATAAAGCATATTTCTTGTAAAAGTTCCTGTAGCAACTTGTGCCATTTCGTCTTCTGTATAGCGAGGTGCTATTCCTTTGGCTATATCTTGTTCATTTTGAGAAACCATTTCTCTATGAGCTTCCATTCCATTTACTGCACCTGTAAGTAAATTGTTTGCAGCACCCGCACCAGCAGCGCCCGCAAATTCTTTACTGAACTTTGACATTTCAAGAACGCCATCAACATTTCGGGTAAGATACTTGGCAAGACTAAAGTCTTTAATTCCTTTACCAGTTCCTATGATATCTTTTACAAGTCTACCGCTTCCGGCCAAACCTTCTGCAACATCAGTTGATGTTTGCATGGCTTTTAATAATCTAGCTTCAGTGCCTAATGATTTAACAAAAAATCCAGCTCCTTTTTTTGCAGCGGCTCCCGCACCAAAACCTGTTACCATAAACTCCAAAGCCATTGGAATCATTTCAGCTACGTTAGTACTCCAAAAATCAGGATCAGCTAAAGAACCCCAAGTAAGTTCTTGACCTTCTAATTTCTTTTTAAGAAATGTAGTATGCTCGTCAGCCATTTCATCTCCATATTCTCTTAAAGCATTACCAAGTATATTTCCTTCAAGCATAGTAAAACCATCTAGCGGAGCAGTAGCAAAATTTAGTAAATCACCTGTACTGCCAATAACAGTATCGCCAAGTCCTTTCATAAAAGACTCTCCTGTTTGCCCAAGCCAGTTTCTATGGATATCATCCATATTGTAGGCTTTAGGTAATTGGCTTTGGTCTTGATTCTGTATTGCAGTTTCAGTTCCAGCCATGCCTTGAAATTCTTCTTGCATGCCGGCCATTCCTGAATCTTGTGTAGCGGCATTGATATCACCGTACTGTTTCTTTTTTTCTTTAGCTAAATAGTCAGCCGTTTGCATGTCAATATTTTCTTGACTTTTGCTTTGCATATCTAAGAACTCTGCTTGATTTTGTTCTGCAGTAGGAATGTTTACTCCCGCAGGATCTAAATTGTTGCTTTTAAAAATCTTTCCCATTTTATTTTTTATTTAAGAGTTCGTACATTTTTGTCCAAGTCTGAGCAAATACTTCATTGTCTTGATGGTCTTCTCCTGTGTCTTTACCGGTATGGACCTTAGCAAATAATTTGATGTAATCTACGTCACTTATTTTACTTTTATTCAATAAAGCATCTTTAAGTTCTTGGGAGTACCCTACTCTGTTGCTAAAATTATTTTCATTACCTCTCAAATAAAACTTGTCTGCAAGCATCATTTTGTTGTCAACCATACCACTATTGTTCATTGCGGTAGCAGTCATGTAGTATGCTTTTTGCAAAGTAGTTCTGTTTGAACCATCAGCAACTTTAGCAGATTTGGCTTCCATCATGAATTCAGGAGAAGCAAATACTCCACCTGTTGTAGAAGCTCTGGCTACTTCTGTCTGAATCATTTTAGCATTAAGGCTTTTGGTTTGTTCTTGAACTGCTTTAGCAATAGTACGTTTTTGTCTTGTTTGAGCAACATGAGCAATATTGTCTCCGGCACCAATAGCAACAGCTAATGCACTCTCTCCTGACATTTGATTTGCATTAAGCCTTTTGTAGACTCTTTCCCCTTCGGAATTTGTTAGTACAGCAAACATATCGTGGGTAAGCTTACCGCTATATCCTTTCATGTGGTCTTTTTGTTCTTCGGTATAAACAACGTTTCCAGCTTTGTCTTTTTTGGTTAAAGAACCTCCTTTAGAATCTCTTATTTGAGTAACCATTTTTTGGTTACCATCAATGTAGCCATAAATTAAACCCCCAAAAGTCATGTTCTCATTTGTTTTGCCCTTGATAGATTCTTTTACAAAATCTTCTTTTAGTTTTTCACCATTAGGAGAATAATATTCGCTAGAGTTTAATCCAACATTTACTCCACCAGCAACAGGACTTCCCGGAAACAAAATATTTCTAACTCCTGATTGGTCCATCATAGGAACAACAACACTACTTGCCGGAGCATACTTAGTTTCCCAAATAGAACCTTTGATTATTGATTTCCCTAATTTATCCAATTGACCGGCAGAAGTATAATTAGAAACCGCATCATTGTATTCAGATGAAGAACCAAATAACGCCCCTAACTCTGGGTTTTTAGAAGACTGTTTTTTGATATAATTTTCATCGCCCATCATGTCATAAATAGTAGGCGGTGAAGATTCTTGCAATTGGTTCATTACAGAATTTGTAGCGGCCACAAGAGACAATGTTTTATCTTCTTCGGCAGTTCCAGCCTTAGCAATCTGTTCGCGATCTTCTTTTTGATTTTGTCTTGCTATATCATTATTGCGTTTGGTTTCATTGCTACCCATACCGCTATGATTTTTGTAAGTGTATTCTATAAGCTGAGCTTCTAGTTCTTCTCCTTGCAATCCTACCAACTTAGGATTTTCTATTGCCCAATTGCTATAGATCCCCATGTAGTTGTCTTTGTAATGCAAAATGTTTCCCGCTGGAATTTCTTGCTGATAATCAAAAAATTCAGTAGGCATACTGATTTCACTTTTCATTCCCGCATAAGTTATTTTACCATCACCGGTACCTTGCTGATAATTAGTCAAGCTTTGCAAATCAACACTACTAATCAAATGTCCTTTACCTGATTCTTTAAGCTTCATTAAACTTTCCATATTTTTTTTGTTATCACCGTAAGACATCGTTTCTTTTGATGATAACAAATCGTTTTTGTATTTACTTAATAAAGCTACTCCACCGTTTTCAAAAAATTTTTTACGAGAACCATACTCTTCAATTTTAGAACGAATATTGGCTTGGAGTTCCAAAGATTTTACCCTTATTTTATCTCTATCAGGTTCTAAGAGTTCGGCTGATTTTGCAGCAATATCTTCGTACTGTTTAGCTTCCATTTCTTGTGCTAACATGCTTTGCTCGTTGTCTTTGGCAATGCTTGTTTCCACTTCTTTTAAAGAAGCCATTTCTCTCTGGTTTTGTGAAACTCTATCTACTTGACTGGCAAGTCCTGTTAATCCGGCGATACCTCCTATACTCATGTCTGTTGGTTTATTTTGTTACTAAATCTAACTTGGCTTGGTTAGCGGCTTGTTGTTCGTTAAATATCAATTCACGCTCTGCAGAAGCTTTATTAATATTTTCTAATTCTAATAAATTGGATTGCGTTTTTTTGTCATTTTCATTTCTGACTTTTTTATCATTCTCAAGTTGATTAATTTCGCTAGGAGTTAATCCTTTACCTGTCAACGCTTGTTTATTAAGCCCTCCCAATATTATATCATCAGCTACTTTAGTGTCTGCGGTAGCGCCTGTTCCTACAATCATTCCATTTGGCTTTACTTTTTGAGCGACACCGTTAATTAAAGCATTTCCTTGAGCATCTACAAGCGGTGCATCTTCTCTAAGTTTTGCTGACTTTCCTTTCATTGTAGCCGGAACATTGGAAGTATCTCCCGTAGTATTATTAATTCCTTGAGTAACTATTGGCATTACATTCTGATCGTGAGTAGCGTGTTGTGGTTCAACAGGCGCTTCTGTTTTAGTAGTACCTTCTGCTTCCGCTTTTATTTTGCTTGTATCTTCTGCAACTGCATTGGTAGTCAAATCACTTATTCCTAAATATTTTTGGTACTCACTTTCGTATTGTTTGTCTCCTGTAACATCTTTGGTAAAAGTAATTAAATCATCTAAATTAGCATCTTTATTTGTAAGCGGATTCTTCTCAGGGTGTTTTAAAAGAATATTATTAATAACGTCTTTTTCTTCTCTGCCTTTAGTGGCAATCCAATCATTAAAAGTTCTTTTTCTTCCTTCTGAAAATTCATGTTTTAATTGAGTTGCGGCAAGATATTCAGGACTTCCTATTTCTCCGGGAGTGGCTCCTTTAATTAATCCTGTAATATTAAATTGCATTTTTTGTCTCAACATATCATTTGCAGAACCAGGACCGTTCTCTTTAGCATAGGCTATTCCTTTGACAAGGTTTTCCATTCCCGCTTTAGCTAATGTTGCTCCGGCCAATTGTGTTTTTTGGTCTTCGGCATATCTTCGTTCATTGTTGGCGATATCCCTTTTAGCATCAAACTCAGTAATTTTCTGTTGCACTTCTCCAAAGGCAGCCAAAGCTTTATCCCTTCTGTCCACATCCATTGCAGCGATTTCTACTATCCCCGACATTCTCGCTTGATCCAACTGTCCTTGATTTCCTAACACAAGGTTTCTGTTGCCGTTGGAGGAACGAACTATGTTAGTGATTCCCGTTTGGTAAGCAGAAGCAAGTTTTTGCTTTAAATCGCCTTCAATCTCAGGAGGCAATCCCATATCTTTTATTTTAGCTATATCCGCTGCATACTGAAGCATTCCTTCTCCAACTTTCTCGTCACGATATTTGATGTCTACATCAGCGGCGGCCATTCCTGTAATTCCTGTAGCAAATCCTAACAAGGCATCAAAAGGAATTTCTGCTTTGCCCGAAGTATATTTGAATTTAGGATCGGTGAATATTTCTTGAGTGTTAGCATTACTGAGTTCAGAAAATTCTGTAGGCGGTTTCTTTTTGGCGGCCAAAGCATCATCAGCTAGTTTCTTTGTTACAGCTTGGTCTGCTTTTATTTTAGCATCTTGCTCTGGAGTTGTCGCAGTAGCATCAGCAGTTCCCGATTCAATATCCGATTCTATACCTCCACCATCGGGAGCGTTTTTATTAACCTCAGCATCATATTCTTCTTTAGATTTACCATATTTAAGAAGTCCTTTTTCAGTTTGAATATATTCATGCGGATTGCGAACTTTTTTTATTTGAATTTTTAAATCATCTAAATCAAAATTGGAAGTGGTAAAAGTTCTGTCATTTTTTTTTAGCCCAAAAGCTTCATATTCGGCTTCAATTTCTTTAGCCAATTTCATAGGAACTCCTGACTTGCGTTTTACTTCAGTTGGCGTATCATTAAACTCTCTAACTTTAGCTTGTAGATTTTTAATTCGGTCATTGAACTCTACATTTTTTTTATTTTCAGATTGAAGATTATGTGCTATAGCTAACATAGAACCATCTTGATAATACTTTCTTTTTATACGATGTTTTTCTGCATTTTTTTCTTCTTCAGACATATTCAAATCAGAATTAACACTTCTTAATTCTTGAATAAAATTACCTGTTTTCTTTTTGTTAAGTTCTATTTGTTTAACATCATTAGAGGAAGCGTTTTTTTCGTTAAGGGTTTTATAACCATTATTTATTGCTGCTCTTGCTGATTCATTGGATTTAAAATACCCAAGTACCTTTGATAATGGTTGCGCTTTTTGGTGAGGAGCACCACTATCTCCTTTTTCATTAACAGGCAATCCCATCCATTTCTTTCCTGCAGAAAATATAGCGCCTTTGATATCTCCATCATCCAACTTTTTCAATGCTCCCGTTTCTTCAGCTAAAGACAAAGCAGCTACGTCCTGTTCTTCGGGAGTAAATCCAGTAAGTCCTAACTCTTGAACCTTGCCATCCCAAGTTTTATTCATAAATTGGTACTTACCATGGGCACTTGTTTTTTGACCGTTTTTACCAAATGGAATAGAGTCTCTGCTTTTACCATTTTTCCAATCCACTTTCTTTCCACCGTATTTAGTAGAATAAGCATCCTTACCCCAAGTACCTTCCGCTTTAGATATGGTGTCCAACATTAATTTATAATTAGGATTACTTTTCAATAATCCTAATAGTCTTTGATATTCTGCGTTTCCTACTGGCATAACTTATACGGTTTTAGATGGTGAGTAATTGGAACCTAACATTCCCATTTGCGCTTCTAACAGCGATTTATTTTTGGCTACAGCTTTTTTGCCTTCTTCCAATTTTTGCGATTTCATCCGTTTGTCCTTGATATCATCAAGCATAGCTACTCTTTCTATTTTGGCTTTGTTGTCCAATTCTTTTTGATCACCAATAGCCATGATACCTCCTGTTAGTAATCCTGCAGCAGCACCAATAGCCATTCCCGTTGGACCAAAAGCGGCACCTGCTTGAGCACCTTGAGAAGTTAAACTCATTATATTAGCACCTCTTTCTTTTGCGTTCATTGGTCCTTTTTGAGCCATTACAGTTCCAACCATTCCCAAAGCACCCATAGCAGCAGAACCCGCTTTTGCTCCACCACTTCCTGTTCCCCATTTACTATCAGCATTTTTAACTTCTCCACCATCCAATACTTTTGGGTCTATTGTTTTTACAGGATCAATTTCATTGTAATTTCCACCTGTAATAGCAGAATCTTTTTTATTTTGATAATCATTAGAAACTGTTGCTTTTTTATTCAAAGAAATTTCTTGGTTCAAATCTTCTACTGAAGGAGCTTCTTCAAGCTTGTCTTTAATAAATTTCTTTTTAATTTTAACAACAGTATCGTCTACCGTTTTGTAGTTTGAATTTAGCATAATTTTTTATTTATATGATTTTCTAAAAAAGTTCAATAATGAGAATATTTTAATTTGCTTGTTGTCTTTACTTTCAGCTTCAATTTCAATAGAACACCATTCTCCTCTGATATCATCTTCGTCTGTTGGATTCTTAGCGGGCAAGGTATGAACTCCTTCTCTAAGCTTATACCAATGATGAGTTCCGAGTATATTTCTAACATGTCCTAATGAGGTTATAAATGTAGTCTTTAACAGCGGATAATTAATATTCGCATAAACAGCAATTCCTTTATTTATTTTGGTATCATAAAAATTGGGAGTTGAAATTACTTTTAATTTCAAATTTTTCTGAACTCCAAAAAACAATAACTCTGCACCATGATTTAATTCTCCTATATTTTTTGAATTAGAATAAGGCGCTAGTATCTTATTTTGAAAAGAGAAATACAAATCATTGTCATAAGCAATTTTACCGTTAAAAGTTTTTAACAATTCATTGTAAGAAATCACAAAGTTATTATTGCCCACTGTTCGAAACCTAAGATTTGTTTCCTTGAATTCCTCGTCGTAATATCCTTCCACGCCAATCACCTTGTCGTTGCCAAACATTCTTTTTATCTCAAGGGCTAGACTGTTTGGCAGAAACAATGGATCTATAATTTTTACCATTTCATTTTTGGACTCGTCAAAAAACACAAATCCAAAAGGACTCTCAATTACAGCCCTTCTAAGACCCGTTCCGTAATCACTGAGAATCTCATGCCCGCTAATCGAAGTTCCTCCTCCTTGAGCAACCTGAATAGCCGCACCGCCCTTGTCGGGAGTAATGAAGTTTCTTTCATCTACTTGAATACGGGAAGTCTGCTTTTCTTGGATTACATAAATGGTATCTTTGTCTTTCACAATATTCAATGCAGAACCCATGTTCTTGTCCAGTTCATAGAATTCATTTGTCAAGAACTCAGTCCAAGCATCCACATAGTCTCCACTTGATTTAGGATTAGAAACCGCTATGATATTATTTAAAATTGGATCGTCCTTGAAGTTGTAAGGGATAGGAATTGATTTTTTCAAATCATTCTCTTGCAGATAAGCAGAATTATACAATTCATCATAATCAAAATTAATGGCTTTACTAAATTTATAGAACTCTTCAGAATTATTTAGCCTTGGTTCAACAGTGGATTCTAATACTACAGCATAACACCAAGCGTTGAATTTATTGTATTGATACTTTCTGTTTTCTTTAGTAGATGCTTGTGACCAATGAAACCCTATTTGTTCTGGAACTTCTGTGCCTTGATAAGAACTTTTGTTTCTCAAGTACAAACTGCAATAAGTGTCACCTTCCACATAAATCGTTTGAGAAACAATTCTATTGGCAACAATAGGAATAGCATCGCTAAGAGGAATGTATTCGTTAGATGCATAAGCAAACTCGGTACGGCCACCATAAATAGAATCTTCATTGTTTCTTTTTAAATTCGATACAATGTAAGCATCGTTTCCTTTTAAAACGTCTCTGCGCCCTGTTGCAGTTCCAAAGTTAACTTGTGAGTTAATTATGTACGGAGTCTGGGCAATGTTAGCAGTAGAAAAGAAATTCTCAACGGTCTTAATTAAAATAGTTTCCCTTCCTCCGGCAGTGTTAGCCACTCGGAACAAAGAAGCGGTATCAATATAAGTGGCTTGTCTTGCTCTTTGTTGAAAGAACCAACCCGGAGCCGCTAATGTAAAAGCATGATTGGCATAATCAAACTTATCATTCATTTTGTACCCTGAAAGAATCTCCCCTGGCAGAGCAGATTGAGATTTATGAATAAAATATTTATACTGATCAGAAATTTTATTCTGAAAAGAAGTATAAGTTCTTTGTCTCAATCGATTTGCAAATACACTTGCATTTACGTAAAACGGTCTTGTGATTTCACTACCTGAAAGCAAATTAGAAGGTATCTTTTGAGAAAATTTAGGCAACCCAAAAGGGGAAGGACCTTCGTTGTTTTTGCTTCCATTGGAAAAATAGCATTGGGTTCCGGGATTACCCGCATTACCTGGTTCTCCATTTTCTCCTCCCCATCCACAAGTATCTCTGTTGTATCCACCGATGATATTGTGTCTGTCATGATCAGTGGCAATTGTTTCTATATATTCCAATACACAAGACTCTACAAAATTACTTGAGATTTTTTCATATACAAAATCAGGACTGTCAAAGTAAAATGATTTTCTGTTGGTAACTACTCTGTTTTGTTCGTTGTCTACATCAGGGTTTACATCATAAGCACGTAATCCTGTTTCATCATACACTGGACCTCCGTTACTTGGAAGCATCCATTTTTTCACCATAGTTTCTTCCATAGACATAGCAGAATCTCCACCGCCTTGTTGAAAGTCAGCTATTCTTTCTAGTGGCGCTGATATTCCTTGAGCCAATATGGTTCTGTTGTTTTCACTTCTTTCTACATAAACAATCTGATAGGAATCTACTTCTTTGGAAAGTTCGCAATTGATTCTAATATCAAACTGCAGTTCTATTCTTTCGGCATACATTTCTTCTCCAACTACTTTCCAATTGTTATACTTTTCTGTTGAAGGAATTACTTTGCCTTCTACATCTAATTCTCTTTTAGGCTGACCGATATCAGGAATTTTTAAATCTCCTAAGACTGTAGTGAATAATTTGTTTCCGTTTTTGTACCATTGTATTCCAGTACGATATATCTCTCCTTTCATTACCCCTTTTTTAAGAGTAGGTTGTTTGATTTGCAAAGGCAAAGCAAGACCGTTCATCCAATTGATATTCTTGCTAATAACATTATCAGAAACACTGTGCATGGTAACGCGAACTCCGTTACCGCTGAACCATCCATTTGATACTCCTCCGTAAATCAATCGGCTTTCTTTTGCATAGTCAGTAGTCGGCCATGCAATAGTTTTATTTTCAGTATCATTATCTAAATCAATAATTACCTGACTGGTGCTAAAAGTTAAGTTGTAATTATGAAAATCTGTTTTTATCAATTCATTGATTGGTTCAAACAATATACTTGTTCCCGATCTCTTTATTCTAAGATTAGGGAATTTTGTGGCAAAGTCATTTATGGATTGTCTAGAGATTAAGAATCCGGCAATAATATTGGTTTGGTCCACATAATCATAAATAATTTCTGGAAAATTAAATTCGTAAAACTCTCCTGTCAGATTGTTATAAAGCTTCATAGTAAAATTCCCGAACACTTCAATTTTTCTGTATAACTTACGCTGTACATAGAAAAAAGATTCTGTAGCTAAAGCGTCAATCAAATTGTATTTGGAAGGTTCCGGATTAAGCAATGAAGCATGGGTATTCCCTGAAGCATCAAAACTAGACAAAGAAAAATCAAGAGCTACATTCTTTGAGTTCATAAACAACGGATCGTTACGAAGCCCTACAACCATGAGTTTATTATTTTTGGTAGCAAAATCAGAATTGTATCTCCAACTGATACTGTTCTTGAATAAATCAGCCAAAGTTATATTTTCGAGAAACTCCGGCTCTGAACCAAAATGCTCAAAACTCACAATGGCATTTACCAATTTAGTACCCACAAGTCTGATAGTAGTGGGAACATTGTTGGCCTCAAACTCAATGGCAATCAATTGTACTTCTTTGAAATTTTTATAGTCCGGAATATAGCAATCTACTTTTACAGATTTATCGGTAATTTCACTAACACTTCCTCCTGAGAATTCCCCCCCAGAACCTTTCCCAATTTTGATTGCTTTAGACAATGGAGAAAAATCAGAAACCTGTCCGTTCTCAGTGATTAATTTCATAGTATAAAAAACAGTCATTGCTTTTAACTGTCCATTTTTTAATATAGAAGTTACTCTTGGATTAAGCAGCATTCCTTTTGTTTTGATGTCAAATTCAAAAGAATTTCTAGTAGATAATTTTGGATCCTTTATATTTACTACTCTGGTAGAATTATAGTAATCGCTAAAATATACCCTTTTATAATAGGTGTTTTCTTCCACTCCTTCAGTAGTTATAACCGCGTTCAAAGGAATGTTCAAGTCCCCAACATAAATAATTTTACTGACAAGCAATCCTTGTTCGTTATAAGAAAAAGAAAATATAGCATCGTTGTAAGTTTTGTTGTTGATTGGTTTGTCTGAACTATTTAAAGCACATATAGTTGGTGACTGCGGCATATAAGTCAAAGTCTTAAACAAATTTCCATAAGAAACATCAATAGTGTTTACTGATTCTACTTCTGTCAGATTTTGTTTAAAATCAGCATCATCTATTGTAGGTATCGGAACGGTAATCTCTATTTGACTTTGTTGAAAATTAGAAGCGAAATCAATTCCATTAATTGCATTGGTATCACTGCTTATCGAAAAATTCTTTACAGTAACTTCAGTAATTATTTTAGTTTCTGTTTCTACAACACCAACAGGAAACAATCCTTTAGCAAAAACAATCAACTCGTCTTTGAAAGCAAATGATCCATTGTAACGAACAACCAATTCGTTATTGTAAACAAACTTAGAACCATTAATAGAAGTAAATGCAAGGGTTCCATCTGCGCTGTACAGTCTTCCATTCCAAGCATCCGAATAACTGTCGGACTTCTCTGCATGATTATCCAAGTCTGTAGTCCAGCCTTTTGAGAAGTTGTGGATTTCTACATCATTCAAATCAGGAGTATTATTTTGCTTTGCCATAATGTTATATTTTTAACAAATTTATATAAAAAAAAGACACTTTTGGGAAGTGTCTTACAATTGTGTTTTTAGGTAGTAATAGGCTAATAATCTTTCGTAGTGCGGAGCTGCAATATAAAGCTTGAAATGTTTTTGTCTTAAACTAAGATTCTCTTTTTGCAGCGCACTGTCCACTACTTTTATATGGGTATTGACAAATACTTCTTCATCAATAATAACTCCTATTCTTTCTACTTTTATAGGACTTTTGGTTTTAACTAATGCTAATACTTTCTGCTTGAGTTCGGGCCATGCTATTTTAGTCATTTTTTTTTTTTTCTATTTGAATTAATTGACTTATGCCACATTCACTTTTTATTATTGCAGTATCTTGTCTTTTTCCAAAGATTCGAGTACGAAACCAAAATAACTTCCATTGCCTTCTTTCCCAATAAGCCACCGCAGTAATTTTGTCTTTATATCTTTTGTCTTCAAAAGTAAAAGATAGTTTATCATTGATATATTTTACAGTTCCTTTTATAATAAGACATTGTGTAGAATCTATAACAGGAAGCTCAAAATCAGATCGGGTATTAATAGCAGCAAGAACCGGAGCTAAATCTACTTTTCTTTTTGTGGTATCACGATACTGCAGTTTTGCAATCATTATTTTTTCAATTCGATTAATGTCAATATTATTTTGTTTAGTTAATTCTTTTAAATCAGAAGTGTTATTAACGTACTTTTTAATTTGGTCTTGGCTATAAACAACATAAGCAGAATGAATGCTGTCTTGGCGTTCTAACTGCCTTGCATTTTCAACCTGTCTTTTATTTTCATACTTGTTATACTTCCAGTCCTGATAAAACCAAACTCCAAATACAAGAAGCATAGCTATAAACATTATTTTTAAATTAGTAGCTGTTAACATGTTTGTTTGATTTTTATAATAGATTTTGCAAAAATATTGTGATAGGATTCTATCAATTTTGCCTGATCTGTTCCGTTAATAATTTTACGAGCGCCAAGAGGGTTGTTGGTGGTTTTGTTGAAATACATTTCCAAACATTTTCCGGTAAAGTCTCCAAAGGAAGAAGAACCTTTGAACATACCTTCAAACATAATTTTAACGGCGACATCCATTTGCAAAGCCATGTCAGGATTGTTAAGTAAATCCAAGCCAAGCAACCTACCCATCATTAAGTAATTCTCGTACCAGGTTAATTGAACAAAGCCTCGTCCGTAGAAGATGTGTAGAGGAATAAGATATCTTAATCCGGAGTGTTTGATTTTTTTTCCGTAAGGTCTTTCACGACCTCTGCCGTATTCTTTTATTGGCTGCATAGTTTTAGCAGTCTCATGCCAAGAAGTCGCTAAGATATAAGCGAGCTGTCTTGTGTCGATGTATTCTAATGGATTGTTATCCCATTCGTTAAAAATGGCTTCAAATCCTTGTACTTGTTTGGGAGTAAGTTTTCCAAAATTAGCACGAATATTATTGTAGGTTGATATTTTGCAAATCATGGCTTAAGGATTAGAAAGTTTTAATAGAGCGCTACTATTTTCACTACTAAGTGTTTTGACTTCGTTGATCAGCGCTCGCTTTTCTAATTCTTTTTTTACTATTTTAGGATTCATAATAACAATAGCCGAACTATGTTGTTCGGGCTTATCTGTAAATAAATTGGCAATCATTATTATGATTCCAAAAAATACAATGGCTAAATAATTTTTCATTTTTTCATTTCTTTAATTCGGGACTGATTGTTAATTGCTATTTTTTTAAGTTCTTTAAATTCTTGTATATCTTCTTCAAGCTTTGACAAATAACGATACTCCAAGAAATTATTTTTTTTTTGCAATAATAGCTTGTCGCTATTATTTCGAGCATTATTAGCAATTTTATCATTTTCTGTTTGTATTTCTCTTAGTACACCAGTAGCAAGAAGTAATATTGTAAACCCTGTCCACCTCAAATGTATTCTTGTATATTCTTTTTTAGAAATCCACCAAGATTCTATATTTAAAAACATGACTCCAAGTTCTTTGAAAAAATAAATGAGGGGCTTGCTTATTTTTTCAAACATTAAGATTATACTCATTATTTTTTTTGGTTTAAATTGTCAAGTATTGACTTACGAAAAAATCAACACTGTAAAAATAATTAAACAATGTTGATTTTCGGTATTTAACTGTAAGTTTATTTTCCTGAAATTTATTCTTTTTTCAAAAATGTTTCTATTTTAGAAGGTTCAGGACCTCCTAAAAAAGTTACTACAATGTAAGATCCACCAGCCGCTAGTCCTACTCCAAGCATTGTTAACCAATCTTCTTTGCATTTAGGAATTCCATTTGCTTGATAAACACTATAAATGGCTGTAAAAAACACTCCTGCTATTGCTATAGCTGCGCCTTTAATTCTTTCTCTTAAATTTACGCTAAATAATCCGCTGACTTTTTTCATTTTTATTGATATTTTAATTGATTAATTATTAATGCGCTACCCAGTTTGTACCGTTAAAAAATACAGGTGTTACAACCGTTCCCCCGCCTGATATAATAGCTAAATAAGTAGGTGATAAAGCATCTGTCACATAAGCTGTTGCTCCTTGAACGCCTGTTGGTAATGTAGACACAGTGTAAGACTTCAATTTCAATAAACCTGTAGCTGTGATGTTATTTGAAATAAAAGCCCCTGATGATTCAATTCTAGTTGCTCCAAGTTCTGCAGATAGTAAATCTCCTGTACCTCCTTGATTTCTAAGTATTAATCCAATTCCTGTGGAAAATGTTTGAATATTAACAGCACTTCCAGTACCAATTGATTTAGCTATTATTCCATCTGCACCTCTATTATCTACGAGAATTCCAGATGTTCCTAAATTATCTATAAAAAGTCCAGATTGGTCAGAAGTTCCTGCTGTGGTTGTTGTTTTATTATTAACTATATTTAACCCTCCAACTGTTGTATTGTTAGATGTTAATGCTTTCCTGCCTGTTGCAATTTGGTCACCTGTTAATAATAATGCATTTGAAGCTCCATTAGCCAACACATAATCCTTATTAGCTATTTGTAAACCATTACTTTCCGCTGTAGCTGTAGGAACTGTTGGTGTTCCTGTGAATGTAGGGGAAGCTATAGGAGCATAAACAGTGCTATTCGAACCGCCATCAGCCATTAAAAATTGTGTAGCCAATCCTCCCGATTTTATAAAAGATGGTGCTGTAACATTACCTAAGTGATCTATTTTACCTGTTAAAACATCATTTTTATTAGTTTGAAATAAATCACCTGTAGAGGGTAAAGTAGAGTTTAAATAGTACCCAACCCCTGTACTAAAGTTATGCGTGGAGTAACCTCTACCTGAACTACTGTTAACTAAAGTTTGTCCTATACCTGTACCATTATTAAACATTCTACCACCCATACTAGTACCCGTATTGGTTATATCAATTCCTATTCCATTAGTGGTGTTGCCTATAATTATACCATAACCTCCTCCAGAATTAACAACTTCTATACCCGTAGTACCAGAATTAAGTATTTTTATAGCTTGACCTGTCCAAAGATTAGTACCCAATATACCTGTTTTATTTGATCCATCATTAGTAAAAGTAATACCTCCTACGCCACTAGCTGTACTATTAATAGAAAAGTTAATTCCTGAATCTAAAGTAGAATTAGAGAAATTTAGTATTCCTGTTTTAGTTACATTTCCTGCAATAGGTAAAAACCCTTTACTATCCAAGTATTCTTTTGTTATAGCTGCCTTACCTGTAGCGTCAGCAGTAATAATAGCGTTAGTAATTGAGGGAAGTAATAGTAACCCTTCGTTATTTATTCTAGCTCTTAGCACGTTAGTTTGAAGAATAGTTCCCGTACCCAATTTTTGACTAGTGTATATATCTACATTACTGGTACCTGTACCTTTTCCAATTCCTGAATACAAATTTAAAGTTCCTCCATTTATATTAGAAGGTCCCGAGTTAAAGGACAATCTATATTCAAATGTATTGCTTGCGTTATAACCGTTAGGAGTAAACTTATATCCTATATTCAACAATATGTCTCCATTAGAAGCTACTCTTGGGGAGGCTGCAAAATCTCCAGCAGGAACACTGGCTATTAAATTCTTAGTAAATGAAGCTTCTCCTAAAGCTTTTCGATAAACCTTATCAGCAGAAACAGCATATATATCTCCATTAAGAGCTTGAAGTCCATTATACCAAGCAGTAGCATTAATGCCTACGTCCGTAGTTAAATCATTTTGTAAAATAAAAGCTCCACCTGCAACACTCTTATATAACTGTCCACGAAGAGTAGGAGCAGGATTATTATAAAGTAAGTATAGGTCTCCATTGGTTCCAAAAAATATACTACGATCTTGGTATCCCACAGAAGCTTGATTTGTTACCGCCACAAATGATGTAGCATTATTAAGCTGCTTATATAAAGTAGTAGCAGTATAAGCGTAAATATCTCCATTAGGAGCAGTAGTAATGCCTCTATAGTTACCAGCAGCCATACCGCTTACAGCACCATAAACTCTAGTAGCTGGAAAGTATTTATGTATTACCCCTGTTCCTGTCTCAGTACCACTTAAAACTAGATAAGGTACATCTTGTAGAGATATAGCAAAGCTTCTAATATATTGCCCATTCTCATAATAAGAAGTTGCGTACCCATCACCCTCAAAAGATTGGTAAGTAAGAGAAGCATCTCCCCATTGAGGGTCGAAACTTGCCATGTAGACAACACCCGTAGGAGTTACAGTTCTCTGTTCATAAATAGCGTTAGTATTGTTTGTATTTACCCAACTGACAAGGGTAGCTCCAGCGGAAGTACTACCTGAAAGTAAGGTTAAATCCTTTCCGGAAACGGTAGAAGCGCTAGTCTCAATACCTATTGTTTTATTGTTTTGATTACCTAGAGTAACATCGTAAACAGGAGTTACAGAGGTACCAATTCCAAAATAGGTTCCGTTATCTGTCAATCTACTATCAGTAAAGCCACTTCCTGTAGATTTAGGAATTACATTGCCGTTGCCGTAAAAAGTTGGAGGTAACGTTTGCCAAGTTTTGTCACCTCTCCAATATTGAGAATTTAATCCAGTTGCAATAGTAGGCTCTTTTGTATTTAAAGCAGTTTGAGTAGCAGTGGATATAGGTTTGTTTAAATCCGTGGTATTGTCCACATTAGATAAACCGACAACCGTTTTGTTCAAAGTATTCCATGTCTTGTCTCCTCTCCAATATTCAAGAGTAGAACCCGCAACAATAACTGGTTCTTTTGTATTTAGTAAAGTGCTCAATCCGATTATAGTACTTACATCCTGAGTTCCTGTATGATTGGCTCTGGAAAGTAAATAAGCATCAGTCTGATTAGCGGTTGCTCCCGTAGCAATACCATTGAGTTTAGTTTTGTCAGATGGAGATTGAAGTCCAGAATTAACGATAGTCACCAAAGGGAGAACAACACTTGTTCCGTTACCGGGACTTATTGTAATATTAGTAGGAGTAATTGTTTGGCTCAAGTCTGTTTTTAAACTTGATTTTAAAATAAAAGCAGTTTTTTTAGTGATACTATCATGTACCATGATACGTGTAGCACTATTAGATTTGGCAAGTGCTTTTATGACAAGCTCGTTGACAACTGTAGTTTGTCCTTGTACTTGACTGGCAAAGAACGTTAATAATACGATAATCAATAATTGTAATTTTTTCATTTTAATTGGGGTTTGTTTAAAAATTAATAGTTAAATATTCCAGCATTCTGATTGTACCATCTGTATGGTGATCACGTCACCCGTTCCTGAGGTTAAACACAATCCAACAATAAGATTAGCGACAGTCGTGTCAAATCCGGCTGATACTGTATTGACACAGACTATTGGAATTAAAGCATGTCCGGCAGAAGCTTGATTGTGAATCATAGTGAATTCAGCTACAGCTACTCCTGAGATACCAATATTTCTAACAACGCAATCAATAACTACAAATCCTTCATCTGCTACGGCGGTTCCTGCAGGTTTTGCAAAAGACAACCTTGCTGTGTCTGCAGTTGTTCCCGCGATTCCAAAACAAATATCAATTGTAGATGCGGCAATTCCCGCTGCTGTCTTTGTCAAGTTAAATTTCCATCTAAAATTGGTTCCTGTCTGTATTTTAGTAGGAGGTATTGCTAAAGCAGAACCGGCGATGTAAGTACGTACAGCAGCAGTTGGAGATTGAGCAGTAATAGAAAAATTAGTTATACTTACTATTCCTATATTTTTTGAAGAAGATATTTGTCTCATTTGCCCTAAAGAATTAGGCGCTAGATTTTGTGAACCTGCTGCTGGAATAGTGGGTGTATCTGTATTTGCGGTTATTATTCCCATTTTAATTTGTTATTATTAAATTTCCGTTAATTGTCAGATCATAAATGCCTATATTGTAATCATTGTAAACTATTCTTTGACTACCTGAATTTATAGTACTGTTGGCTGTCAAAGTGGTTACAATGTCTCCCGAGGAAGCGCCCCCAGGAACAGTAACGTAAACACCTCTTTCATCAAGGTATTTACCTGTTCCCGTTGGATTAGCTTTGTTTATGACTTGTTTCCCATCCATTACACGTTGTAAGTAAAGGTTATTCTATCAGTTGCGGCCAATTGGTAACCAGCAATACTTCCGTTCCAATATAATTTATCGCCCGTTAAAACAGCTCCGAAAGCCCTTGCGGTAGTTCCTGAATCTCCACTAAAATAACAGTCTTTAGTTTTAATACCGTTGCCTAGTTCTGGAATGTCACCGTTGACATTTGCTCCAACATAACTTGATGCATTGGGTGTAGAAGTTACTACAGTCACGCAAGCTACATCTCCATCTGCAGTCGTGACACTTGCTACCATAAATTTGTTAGTGCTTACAGGATTGGCACTTGTAAAAGTCACAAAGCTTTGGATTGCTAAAACGGTAGTTCCTAAAACTATTGCTCCTGTAGTCGTAATTCTAAAAGACTTTCCAGCATCGCTGCCTTCTTCTACTGAAACAGCAGATTGAGAAGTTACTTCTGAATTAGCATCTGCGTCTAAAGATCTTGTCATTGGAACTGTTGGTCCATTCCAATTGTAAATCCAATTAGCGGCTCCTAAAGTTTGTCCATACAACACTACTCTATCTCCATTTACCATTGCAACTCCACCAATAGTTGCTCCTGGAGACGCTATAGTTACGTTAATGTTAGAAGAAGCTCTAACGGAATTTTTCCAATCTTGGTTGTTTACAGATTGAGCGAGTTGCGTATCTACGTATGCTCTACTCGTTGGGGCATTTGGTCCCGATGGAGTGTTTGGAAGCGGTGCGAATTTAGCTTCTGTAATTGTCGCGTCTTTAATTTGTTTTCCGTCTTGCATAGTTTCTAGTTTTTTCTAAATATTAGTAGGTCTGTTGTTTTTAATAAAAATTCATTTTTCCAAATTAATTTCCAATTTCCATCAATATTACTAATGTCATAACTTTTGGATTTAAAATAAATAGAGTCATTTATGTATAAATTAGATTGGTTTGGATTGCTAAATATGTTGAACATTGTTTGGTTGTCCTGTGTTACAATTAAATCGATATCTAAACTTGTTTCAGAAGCAACGACGTTTAAATTAAAAGTTTGAACTGCTCCTGTTTCATCGGGATAAAACAATTTTTTATCTTTTTGATTAATAGCAATTTGCCCATCTACCAAAGACGTTGGAACTCTTCCGGTTATTTTGCTCCAAAATATGCTTACGATATCCATTAAAATTGACTTAGTGGTAAATCATTATATACAGGAATTACTGGTGCAGTCATAAATTCTGCGTTAATTTGAAAAGTGTTTTCTTCATTAAAAAAAGAATTGACATTTCCAAACTTCCATTTCATAATATTATAAGCGTTTTGTGGGTGATATTCAGTAGCGGCAAACAGTAAAGAACTCAGCTGATAATAAAAGAAAGAATCTCCGACTTTTAAAGGAGAACTGTTATAGGTCCAACTTCCATAACCATTTATAGCAGTGATCAGTATTCTGTCAAAGTATCTGTTACCTATCACATAATCCGTAAAAAATAATGATTGGTAAAGGTCTAACGAACGCGCCTCATTTACTGTTTGAGGAGTCATTGTTTTATCCGTTTGAAAATTTATCGTTACAGTACTTTCATTTACAGGAGCAATGCCATCAACTATTATTTTATACTTAAAACTGTCTGCTGGTTCTGCAGGAAGTCCGCTGTCATTCAATACCATGACGCTACTTTGCAAGGCAATATCGTGTTCTTGGCCCACAACAGCAAGAACCCCATTGATTTTTAAGGAGGTTCTTTTAGTGGTTTCGGTTATTTTAAATTTGGTTGTTGGCATAATTATTTTTTGTTATAAACATTGAGTGCATCCTACAGAATATATAATTTGCCTAGCATAAAAAGTAACACAATCTCCATTCTCTGTATAAACATATATGTTTTGAGTATTTCCAAAGCCATCTTCATATGTAACAAAAGCTTGATTGTCGGTCATATTGCTAAACCCTACAGTAGAACCTCCACTAGGATTTGCAGGAGGTGAAGGAACTATAATAGGATCGTTAATATTAACTGTATTTGAATAAACTCCATCTTTAGTTAAATTTATAATCCACAATATTGGACCTGGAACTATAATACCTGCTCCTTCATATTGTACTTCTGCAATAACAAAGTTTTCTGTTACATTTTGAAAAGTAATAGGTAAAGCAAAGTTAGACAAATCAAAAAGTTCTAAAATAAAACTAGTAGGTAAAACAAAATTTGTATCAAAATAAATTTTAATTTGTCTAAGATTATTAACAACTGAAAGAGTAGTGACATTTGTAATAGTTATATAATGCACTACAGGAGGAGGTATAATTACCTGAGGTTTAAAACAAAGAGATAATATCATTTTTTTAAATGGATGCATAGCTTATATTTTAGTGTTTCCCATCAAAGGGTAGTTTTGTGTGTTGGCGTTTCTTTCGATATAAACCGGATCTCCTACTCTGGCAATTCTTTTTCCTGTAGGGTTTGTAACGGTTACTCCTACTGCTTCCGCAAAAGAAACTTCTCCGGCTCCCATACGTCTAAATCCACAATTGAACTTGCCACGAAGTCCTGTGTCCGGAACAGTAATTACAATATCAGCAACATTGAATAACTGAATGACAAAATTGTTATCAGTATCGGCTAATGTAAAACTAACCGAAGCATCACGCTGTAAATTATTAGAAGCATTAGAACCGGCATCCCCTTTTAATGAAGCTAGCCACGTTGCTTGAGTTCCTAAAAACCCATTAACCAAAGCCACTTCATAAGCGCTTAATCCAGCTGTTCCAACTAAGGAAAGAACCCACGCTGCTTGTGTTCCTTGAAATCCATTGGCAATAGCTATTTGATAAGCTGAAAGACCATTAGTTCCGTCCAACGAAAGAACCCACGCTGCTTGTGTTCCTTGAAATCCATTAGCTAAAGCTATTTGATAAGCTGAAAGACCATCAGTTCCTTTGGTAAGGAACAAACTCCAAAAAGTAGGTTGTAAAGAAGGAGCAGTTAAACCACTGTTTACAGGAACTTCTTGAATATTGATATATAAATTTCCATTTTCCCGAACAATACTGTTAGGAAGATATCCTTCAGTAGATACAAATCCACCTTTAAAATCAAAAGGATAAACCGTTGTTCCGTTAATTGGAGCACCCGTTTCATCAACAAAAGTGCCTTGATTATTTCCAAGCAATGTTTCTACCAAAGGAACATAATTGGCTCTGTTGGAAATACCTCCACCCATGTAAATAGCAGCATCCCAATAAGTGGTAGCATCTTTAAACCCTTCTACAATATCTCCGGCTTGTAATGTTTTAAGAGTATTCCCTTCTCCTTTGGCTTTAAGTTCTAAAGTCAGATATGGAATTGGATTTTGTCCAAATTTTATCTCAAAAAAATTATAAGACTTATTGGAATAGTTTATTCCTCCAACCACAATTCCTGCTGGATATTGAAAATGAGCAAGAAGCAATCCTGTTTCACTTTGTTTTGGTTCTCTCCATCGGTATGTTTTTCCTTCCAAAATACTATAGGCAATCATTCCATCAAAATAGGTAAATGCTAAATTGTTGTTGACTCCTAAATTTTTAAGAGCATCTTCATTTAGAAAATATCCTTTTGCATCTAAAGGCAACATGGTAGTTACCCTTAATCCGTTTATAATATCATTGCTGTTCATTAGTTATGGGGTTTTAAATTTGAAAAATATACTCGAGTAAGATTGGAAATTTTTAGAAACAAAAACATAAACCTTAAGTGTTGAATCGTAATAAATATCAAACGAATTTGTAATATTGTTACCCAAGATATCAAAAATAAGATACGCTTTTTCTTCGGTGTTGGCTACGGCAAAACAGATGCTTCCAATTTTAGAGTAATCAACTGTTAAGCCCTGTTCAAATTCAGATAAAAGTTTTGATTCTTTGTCTTGGAAATAAGTGTTTGAAAGCGCATTAATTACGCTGTCAATTTTATCGGATATATTGATTAATTGCCAGAAGTATATTTTTTTTGCAGTAGAAACGCTTCCGCTACCTGAACCACTACCATTGCCAAAACCACTGCCTTCGCCTTGGTACTGTCCATTGATAAATTCGCAAGCTTCTTCTTCATGTTCTTCTGCATAACTGTAAGAATGAGTACGTTCTTTAATAAGGATTCTGCGGTCTGTATAAGACAAAGCGCCCAAGTCATTCCATTCTTCCGTTGTAGGCATAGCATCGTCTCCTCTTGCTGCTAAACATTCAACAGTAAAGAAATCTTCGTACTCTTTAAAGTAATTAAAATTACCAATTCCTAAAAATATTCGAGAAGAGTACATTTTCCAAAGGATATAAGCAACAACTGCTTTTTCGTGGTTTCTTGTAACAATAGGATTTCCTTCGTTGTCCACTTTAATTCCCCAATACAACAAAACTATATTTTCATTTTGTAAAGAATTAAATCGAATTCCTTCTGATGTTTTGGTATAGTAAGAAGGGTGCAAAGCATTACCTTTAATTCCTATTCCCTCGTATTCTATAAAATCTTCTGGAAACTTAAAATATTTCCCGTTGTAACCGGAAGCTCTTTTGTAAGTGACTTTTTTAATATCCACTGTTCCACCGTACCCAATTTCTCTTTCGGCACGAAAAATAAATCTTCTTATTTTTTCATATAAGGGCCTCATGTTTTCAATACCTGTCTCGTCTTTGACAGACTGGACAATTTCCTCAAAAGGTACGATTCCTGATATCATAGTAGGTAGTTGTTATTGTTGTTTTTTTGTTCTTCGATGGCATCTTCAAAATTAACAATTAAATTCATATCAAAATTGTTTTTATATAATATTTCAATTTCAGGAAGTTTATTGGTTTTACCTGTTAGTTTTACTAGTTTACAACAAATGAAAAACAACTCTGAAGGACGTTGATACCACATAAATCCGATGCTTGGGTTTATGATTTTTTTAACTCCTTTGTTAACAATAATTCTTGGACGATACTTTACTTTTTCAAGCATTCCGGTATAAAGAAAATACGAAGGGCCATTAATAAAATAGATCTCTTTAAAATAAATATCAAGGTATTCCATGAGTATTTTTTTATAAAGAGATCTATTTATTTTTTTAGGTCTTATTCCTTTTTTTTCTCCCATCATCGTAGGAGGATATTTTTTATCAAATTGCTCAAGGAAGTAATTTAATCCATACACTTCCTTGAACTTTGAATTTGATTTAACTTTCTTGTTTTTGTCTGGCAATACTTTCTTCGTCGTTTCCATCAGTGGTTTTATCAGTCTTAATTTGCAAAATAAGATTAAACTCTTTGGCTAATATTTTTTCTTTGATTTCTGCTATCAATTCCGATGGGCAAGGATAGGTATCTACTGTCCAATCGTAACCAGGTGCGTTGTCTGGATTATCCAAAACCGCATAGACATCCAAACTTATTTTAAGTCCGGCAGTAAGGATCAGTTCGTCCTGAAAATCATTTAACACCAAATTGAAAGTTGGTTTAGGACCACAATGCGTATCATTTTTCTTTCCGATGAATACGGTAGCTTTAGAGGAAAGAAATTTTGCTTTAGGTAATTTGCCATTGATAAGGTTTTTAAGTCCAAGAGTGAACTCCTCTGAGTTCAAAACTGGAATGTTCTCTCCATTTTTTTCAAAGAACAATCCAAAATTGTTTCTAAGGCGAATTATTTTAGGCAAAGCTCTATCAAATTGTTTAGGTTTGGCATAACTGAATTCCAATTCTCCTAAGTGCTGGAAGCATTCGTCTCCGATGGTAAGTCCTTCCATAGAATATTTACTTAAAGCTACAGCCCTGTAAGTTCTAAGAAACGCGCGAACTATTCTTTCATCAATCTTAGCATCATCTGAGAAAGTACCTTTTTTAACAGTCTCCATAATGGAGTACACTACTTGTTCTTCTGTTTCCATTATTTCTGTCTGTAAGTTTGGTTTACTTGAAAGTTAGTTTGAGCTTGTTGCTCCCCTACATTTAATCGCAACGCATTAGCGGTCATGGCAAACAACAACTCACATACGGCATCACTTAATTCTACAACTGCATCGGTAGAAACTCTCCCAAAAGTAGGCTGTTTGATATACACCAAAAGTAATTTGGAAGGCTGTATAGTAGAACTAGAACTCAGTCCTGTAATCACATTGAAGTAGTTGGCAAACTGCTGTATTCTTGGGTACATACGGTCTGCTTTCTTGAATGGTGATATCTCGTTAGTATTGCTTTCCCCATGACGTTCTACCAAAGGCTTGCGTGCTTTAAGTCCATCAGTGTACATTACGTTTACCGATAGCTTAGTATGGTAGTTGTTGGGAAGCGTTGCCATTTTCTGCAAATTATCATCAGGATTGTTTATAAATGGAATAGACACCGGAACCAATAAAGGTCTGATGTCGTCTGTTACTTCCTGATTCAGTTCTGCTTCTTTGGCTCTTGCTCCAACGAAGTCCAGTGTTTCTTTCTTGAAAGCTTTTAAAACTTGAGGAAGCGTAAAGTAGTCTGAACCTAACTTATCTGCTTCCTCAAGTACTCTGTTATAGGCTTCCTGTACGGTATATGCCATAAGTGGTTATTTTATGTTTTAAAAGTGAATCCTTCTGATTTTAATCTAGGATAAAGTTCTCCTACCATTTCGGTATAGATCTCCAAGTTGTTTTTCATCCACAAGATAACACTATCAGCATTACTTCCCAACGGAACGTTGTTGAATTTATAAACACCATAAGCTTCTTTGATAATGCTGAAACGTAGCATTTCTTTTAGCTCATAAGTGTATTTTAAATCATCTAGTTCGCTAAGAACTTTATCTACTTTAGTGGCGTTAAGGCTTCCATCCCCGTTGATACCTCTGGCAAAAGTTTTGATTTTTTGTCTCAAATACTTTTTTTCAGTGGTTTTATTTTTGATATATCTGATATCAAAGTAAGGCAGATTGAAATGAGCTAACAAATATCTCAATCGTTCCAAAGAGATTCCTGTTTTTGCATTATCATCTGACAACTTACCAATGACAACATCAATAGTATCTTCATTGTCAATATTGCTCATTTCCTGTCTGTCCACATTTTTTACTGTGATAGAAGGATTTGAAGCTTTTTTATTTAGTACTCCATCTTTAAGCGTTACTCCTTCTACGCCTACTTCTGGGTGAGAGATTAACCAATCCACAATTCTTCTGTCCATAGGATTTTGGTCTGGATGAAAACGCATGGTAGGTCTGTCAATCATAAGCCCTAATTCTTCTTGGAAGTTTAAATTTACTAATGCCGTTCTCATTCCGGTTAAGGGATGATTGTATGTGCTTAATAATCTTCCTCCAAAGGCTTTAGTGCCTTGAGTGTTGGTGATCTCAATTTTAAGTTCCCATACACCTTCCATTCTTTTGGGATCCAAAACTATTGATTTTAAATACTCTGCCCTTCTGTCTTCTGTTGTTCCTTTTTCTGTTGTTTCCATTTTTTTTATTTAAATAATAAAAACTCCGAGAATTGAATCCCGGAGTTTTTGGTTAATACTAATACATGAATTTCGTCGCTTGATGCGTTCCATTCGCTACCGGTAAGGCTGATAAAGCACCACCGTTATATTTAGTTGTTGCCTTGATAATGGCGCAAGATCTTACGTCATATAAAATCGGCAATAACTCACTCAATGAGTGAACTGAACAACCATCAAATCCTGAAGAAGCTACGTCACCTTCGCTTGCTTCATTAAATGAATGCATTCCGTTCTCATACTTACGTTTCAATTCTCTACCAGAACGTGCAAGTAACTCAAAGTTAGATACACCATCAACAGTAGAAGCATTTAACACATAGATATGTCCTGTTCCTGTAACACCACCGCTTGTGTTGAACAACGCTGGGTTGTTGAACAAATCATCTTGAATAAACACGAAGTTGTTATCAAGGTAGTAGTAGTTTGTGATTTTGAAACCGATTTTATTGTCTTCACCAGTTTTGATGTTTACAATGTTTTCGTTCATAACGCCAGAAGCAGAATTAGCAATCATGTTACCGTACCCAATCAATTTCTTGAAAGCAGCATCAATTACACTTAAACCAATCACATCACCAACACCTACGAAAGTGTTCCCTGAAGAACCTACCGGAGAACGTTGTCCTAAAATCATCATCAATGATTCTAAAAGCAAGTGGCTCAATCCCGCATTTGGATCGTAGTCAATGGTTAAATTTTCTTGAATTTGTGGAATCCATCCATCTCCTAACATCGGAGCTGTCAGTCCTGATTCCGCTTTAAAGCCAGAAAGAGTTAACTTGTTGCGGCCGTAGTTTTCAAACCAAGAGTGGTTTGTAGCATCCATAGAGATACGAGAGTATCTTAAAGCAAGCTCATTTTGCATGTGAAAGATTTTGTCGTTTTTAAGGACTTCATCATACTCCCACATTTTTCCATTTGTTTCAGGATTCACAATCCAAGCGATTTTTTGTTTCTTAGCAGAACCAGTCATTGTCATAGACGCTCTATGAATAGAAGAATAGTTAATTCTCCATTTAGAACGGTTGTAACGTTGCCATCCTCTAAGAGAACCTTCCCCGAAGTAGTTACCACCTTCTGTCATAACTTCACCCGCAGCAAGGTATTCAGCCTTGAATGTACTTGCAGTACCTACGAATTTACCATCAAGAATGTAGTGGCTTCCATCAACGGCACGTCTTGGGTGCTGTTGGATAATAAATAAAATCCCTAAACCTTGTCCTAAAACAATCGAGTCATTTGGATTGAATTTGTCTCCGTAGATTTCATTTGCTGGATCATGCTCAATGGCAATACTTCCGGCAACATCCGTTACTACTGTACCAACAGTAATTCCGTTTGTGTAGGTAACTCCTACTACTGCTCCCATGTCCGGTTGGCTGTTTCCAGCGTCGAACCAAGAACCGATTTGTGCTGCTCCCATTGAATATGCAGGAAGCAATAAAGCTCCTTCATAAGCAATACGATACGCATTGTCCATCAATGTGTCTTTTGCGGACAATACTTTACCTGAGTTTGAACCTCCGTTGTAGCGGCCGGTAGCAAACATAAATGAAGTGAACTTTGTAAATCGAGAAAATAAGTCCATAGACTTTCTTCTTACTTCAAAGTGTTTCTGCATTTGAGAAGTCAATGAATTGGCTTCGGTGTGGATTTGTGGGTTGAAATTTTCTCTCGTCCCTCTCATTAGAATAGACATAAGCTTTTCTTGTTTTAAGATTTTTAAATAGGATTATTTTGCTCAAAACATCGTTGGTTTCTATCATTGACTAAAACCTTCTTTGTAAAAAATACTTCACCAAATTGAGTCTTTGACTTATTTAAGGAAGTTCATTGTATTATCGTTAGCACTACCTGATGATGCAGAGCCTTTGGCTGTTGCGATACTTCTCTGCTTTCCTTGGCCACTTTTGGCAAAGAAATCAAATGCAGATTTTGTTTTATCGCTGTGAGTTGGCGAATTTACTAGCTTTGAAATTTGAGCTTCGTGCTTAATAAACATTGCCACCTTTGCAATCATTTCCTGGTTATTGTTAATGCTTTCGAAAAATTTATTAGAACGGATATCCTCATATACCTGAGTGATATCTTCTTTGGTTACGGTAATTCCCATGAATTCTTTTTGATCAAAAATACCACTCAAGGCATTTTGCAAATCATCTACGTTTTTTCTGGCAGAAGCATTGCTTACTTCTGTTCTTTTGTTGTCAATAGAATCAATAGAACTCTGAGTTTTGTCTTTTTGAGACTGCAAATTGCTTCTCAAAGTTTCGGCCATTGTGTCCAATTGCTCCAAGTCATTAAGCCCTTCTATTTTTTCTTCAATCTCCGCGATCACATCAGGATCATTGATATCTTTTTTGGCAGCGGTAGCTTGTGAAAGCAATTGATTGCGGATTAAGTTCTCATTGTCCATTCCGATGTAACGGTCATACAAGGAAACTTTGTTGGTCATTACTTCGTATTCCGCATCTTCTTTGCTTTGCTCTGACTCAGTGTCTTTGGCCTGAAAACTGGCTTTTAAATCTTCTACCGATTTAAAGTCTGTTCCTAGCTTTTTATTGAAAGCTTCCAATTCAGTATCCGAAAAATCTTCGTTATCTTCATCTTCATCATCTTGGTCTTCATCGAATAGATTTTTTTCTTCTTCTTCCTGATCTTCATCATCTTCTTCTTCAGAGAAATTTTCTAAAGAAAAAGAATCTTCATCAAATCCTAAATCTGAATCATCATCTTCTTCTTCGTAGTTATGATTGTCATCAATAGTGTCAAATAAATTTGCTTCTGTGTCTAATTCGTTTTCTGTTGCCATGGGGTTTTCCTTTTAAATTATGTTTCTTTTAACAAATGTAGAAATTAATTTGAATTTTCCGACTTTTTTTGTTCGGCCAGCATCAAATCTTTTTCTATATCAGCAAGTTTCATAGTTCCTTTAGCTTCATTGTTCATGCTATTGTTCATAGCAGTGGCATTAGCTTGGATATTAGCAATCTCAATTTTATTGGCAAACTCTTCACGTTTAAGTTTAGATTCTTCGGCTAATTTAGCAGCATCGGATTCTAACTGTGCTTTTTGAGAATCAGCGGCGGCCTGTGCTTCCTGTGCTTTTAAAGCATTCATGGATTTAACTGCACGCTTGAATATAGCTTCACTTTCTCCGGCTGTATCGGCATTTAAAGTTTCAATAAGTGACAATATCAAATCAGGAGTAGCAGCATTGGATAAAGCTTGTTGCGCTGCCTGGTCCACCACTCCTTTTTTTCTTTGCTCTGCAAAATTGTCTGCAATATATACTCCAACATCTTCTTGGAAGTATTCCGGATATACGGTGAAAAATTTGGTTTTAAGATCTCCAAAGATATATTGAGTTACTTCGTTTTCTTCGTAGCAGTATTTTCCTTTCATTAATACTTTGTCTAAAAGATATTTTACAAAAGATTCAAAAGGCTTTACATACACTTCTGTTCTAGCAGTGGATTGCGTTACCGCACGCTCTGTTCCGGTAGCACTTTCGTATTGGTCAATCTGTCCTTCACGTTGTGGAGACAATCCCAAGAACTTTCCGGCTAATTCCTCAATCAGTCCAAGCACGTTAAATAAATCTTGCATCAATCCTTTGGTAGATAAATCTAATGAACTAAATTGATTAAACGCATGACGCGCCTGTTTGTCCATTGAATTGATAATTAAAAACTGGTCTTTTTTGGCGTGGTGCATTACTCTGTTAATGGCCGATTGATACCCACCTGTTTTAAGAAATTGTTTTGGCACTTGTGCTGCATCATAAACCAATACTCTTCCGTTGTTTCTACGCATAGCTAATCGGAGCTCAAACAAACACTCTGAAGCAAATTCCTGTAGTTGTAATAACTTGGAAGCAGCAGAACGTACATGATTCGCATTGATACTGTTGTTTCTTCTAATAGCTACCACCGAGATACAATCTTCTTTTGGATTGTCGATACGAGAATATCTTTCATTATCCACTCCCCATTCCAAACACAAATCAGGACCTACCATCACGCATTTTCTTTTTTGCTGAACCCAGATAGATTCTACGTCGTCTGATTTGCGAGACTTGTAGTCGTCAGTAACAGTTTTGTAGATTTTTTTACCTGATTTTTTGTTAATAGAAACTTTAACTGAAATTTTCTTTTGCGATATCCAAATCATTTCTACGCAACGAATCTGAAGGTTTTCTTTTTCTCCTGAAATCCAATCAGAATAATTACCATCGAATCCTGTTCCATCACCCAAGTCGCCATCGTTCATAGCGGCACTTCTGTTTAAAGTAGTGTAACTTTTTAGTATGGCTTCTTCTTCTTTGCTCAGGTCATATGAATTAATGATATTGTTATAACTTAATATTTTTGGAAATACAATGTATTGTGGGTTGTCTTGAATTTCTTTTGTTGGATCAAAGTCAAACTCTGTTTCAAAAATATTACAAACGCGAATGGAAGGTTGTCCATCTTCTGAATCTACATAACCAACGCACTCGTCAAACAAAAGGAATTGTAAGTACAAATCTTTTATTTTGTCAATCTGTTTTTTTCCGATTAATACCTGGTTGAGTATCGTATCGGAAACCTGTTCGGATATGGTTTTATATCCTTGCTCAAAAAACTCTTCAATATTTGGCGGGAGTTCTTTATCAGGCGATGCTGTCTCTGGATCAAATCCCAATTCAGCGCCAACTTCTTTGTTTACTTCTCTGAGGATTTCCTCTGAAAGCATATCAAACATTTCGTTAAGCTTGGCGGTCTGAGCCTTTTTGTTGATTACATAAGTCTTTCTTTTAATCCCACGAGTCATGTATTCACCTACCATTTGTTCCAGCTTGCTCTCCACAAGGGGATAAGCAATCCATTCCATTCCAAGACTTAAACCATATGGGCTAGTAATTGGCTTAGTATTTTTTTCATGCTGAGCATCGTTGTGACAAGTATATGCTTTCCAGCATTTCATTTGAATTGATCTTCTTTCTGATTCGGTTCGTTTAAAGTACAAACCCATAAACGACCTTACATGGTCTTTGTGCCATTCTTCATTCTTGTTTTTGTCTGCAATTTTCTGGTTGGTTAAGATGTAGCTCATGTCTGTTGTAGGTTATTTTATGTAAAAATATTCTTTTTTTATGTACGATTGATATTACGCATTATTTCTTCTTGAATTAAATCTTCAAAAGACGTTTTCTTTTTGATTTCAAAGGTTTTTTTAATTTCGTCCATTTCCTTTTTATGCTGCTCTTTCTTGATACGAATGTCGGCTCTGTCTGTTTCGGTAAGGTGAATGTCGGGGTTATACATTTCCATTTCGTCCGCTTCATTTCCTCCATAAGTTTTTACAACCACATTTCCTCTTGAGTCCACATCGTAGTAAGCCATGGAATCAAATATATTTCCTCCATCATCAAAATCATCATCGTCTTCGACTATGGTTTCAAATATCTCTAATTTGTACAATAGCACGATAAGGAACGCCATAGCAATATCGGTATTGACATCCCCAAAGTCGATAAGGTCAAGTAGTACATTTCTAAACCAGATATTATCACAATTGTCTTTGACTTCTGTTTTTAGCAGTTTGGTACCTAAAACTTTTACGTCATTGGTCATACGTTGCCCGTACTCGTTCTTGGCTTTAGTAGGCCCAAGTTCTTTACGTAAATCCGGTCTTTGTTTTAGTAAGTGTTCAGCGCCTACATCAATGAAGTAATTAATAATGGCAATTTTAGAGTATTCTACAAGAAGTTCGTAATTAAAGTAAACTGCCATTTTTACATTGTTTTCATAAAACACATCATCGGTGGAGGAATCACCACGTTCGGCAAGTACCGCAATTGGCATATTGTAATCTTTCGATGGACCGGCATAAGTTCTATAAACCAACGTTGCTCCATCGGAAGCTTTAGAAGCATCGGCAACTTCTTCGTCATAACTATCACAAGCGGCAATATCGGGTTTGTGGTCCATGCTATCATTGTTGATAGGATCGGCTAATCTCTGAATAGTTCCTTCTTCATCATCCACCCAACGAACTGTTGAATTTCGTTTGATACGAACTTTCACTTTTTCTTTGGTGTCCTTGCATTTGCCCAATGCTTTGATAGTTCCTTCGTTGTCCACCCATTCTAAACGACCTTTACGTATATCATAAGGACATAGCCCTTCTTCGATAACCATCAGCTGATTGTTCAGTTTGATACGGTCCAGAATACCTCCTTTAGTTTTAATGAATATCTCTGACTCTTTAATCGGGTAGGACTGTATGTGCTTGGTGATTCCTTCTTTAGATTTGGAAGCTTTTTTACGCTGTTCAATAATATGCTTGAGTGCTGCTTCCTGATTGGTACGTCCTGTTTTAATATCAAAGAAACTAGGGCCTTTGATTTTAGTTTTCTCGTCTATTTCTCCATCCCCAGGGTAATACTCATAGGCGGGAATAAATACTTTTTCTAAGTTGTAGGCAACGTGGTTCTCCCACATATCTAAATATCCTTTGGAACCTTTTTCGATTTGTCCACCCGTTCCGTAGATAAGAGGCGTTCCAAACTGAATGGCACCATCTTTAAAACAAGGTTCTGTAGATTTGTAAGACTGAACAAGGTTTGGGAATAAACCTGCTTCCTCAAAAATAACTACCGACATCGAAGCTCCCTCAAATCCAGCAGAATCAACAAACATCGTTCTGATCAACATTTCAGATTCTAATCCACATTCGATAGACTGCTTGTTTACGATATCGGTATAACCGAGTTTCATGGATTTGTCATTCTTGAACAACCTTGCCGAAGCATACTCTGGTCTTACGTGCTTTAGCAGTGATAGTACCTTATCGTAGAAACCATCTGCTTTGTCTTGCTTTCCGGCACATATTCCAACTCTGTTTTTGAGATGCATTAGCAGTTCGTACTGAAGCTGAACGGCTCCGAACTCCGAGAGTCCTACCCTTCTGGGTTTACCTACAATAATCCCGTAATGGTTTTTCTTGGCATCATAGGTAATTTTGAAAAGTCGGTTATCCAATTCCCGATAGTAAGGCGAATGTATTCTTTTACGGTTCTCGCCCTGGACAAGCATTTCAATCTGATTCATGTTCAAATGAAAGTAATGCTCTCCGGTAATATCATTCATTCCCTTTGGCTTGTGCCCGAACAAACATCGATCATCTTGTTCATCCCAAAAATCATCATAAGCCAAAGTGCCGGCTTTTAATGTTTGTGAATATTTGAGAACTTTTTCATCATATACCAAAGGGGAAAACCTTTTGGCATCGTAAGTGTGGTCAAGGATAGTAACTGCCATAATTTAGGGATTAAAGTAAAACAGCTTTCACAAATCAATGGAAAGCTGTTTTGGGAAAACAATAAAAAAAAGGATTCTTTATTTCGGATTGTAGGTAATCCGGAACTATTATTTTGAAACCTTTGTCGCTTCCAGTTCTTCTTGAAGGTCTGCCACTTGCTTTCTCAAGCTAGAGATAGTTTCCTTGTTGGATTTTACTATTTCTTCGTAATGCGCTTTTTCAGAAGCATGAACAGGTTTTTCAAAAACATGCTTTTTAGGTTTAAAATCAGGATTTTCTTGAACTCCTAAAGCGCCATTTTTATAACCTTTTGCTTCTTTTTCAGCAATGTCTTGATCTGCTATTGTTTCAATTGTACCACCAATTTTTTGTCTAGCAGTTTCTTCATCAACTTGTTCTTTACTTGGAATAGCATTTTTAGGATTATCTAAATCTGCATCAGCAAATCCTTTTTGTGTTCCCGGAATAAAATCATCTGAAAGTGTCACTCCTTCAACAAATGCAGGTTTTTCCTCAACAGGAGTTTCCGCTTTTTTTACTTCTTCAGCTTTAGCTGTTGGTACTGGCGTTAGCGTTGTCGCTACTGTTTTCTTTGGCGTTATTACGCTCTTCTTGGTCGGCTTCTCGTTTTTTTCGCTCATAATAAAAGGATTTTTTGTCTAAAATTTTAACTTCTAATCTTAATAATTTATATCCATTTCTAACAGGACTTTCAGCAAACATGTCTTTAGCACTATTTTTTCTATCAAAAGTTTCATGCAAATCATTGATGTTGGAAAGTTCTTTTAACATTCTTGTTTTCTCGTATGTAGATTCAGCGTTTTTGATCTCATTCAATTTGCTTATCCTCAGTTCGTCCAACAAACTTTTTTCCTCCAAAGCAGGATTGTATTGTAACTCTTTGTAATTAATACAGGCTAATTGTATTTCGTCACAGTTCCAAAGCATCGCTTTTCTGGTGTTAAAAACAATCTCCATTGCTTTCAAAGGTCTTTCTTTTTCGCTATAATTTTTAATAATCGAACCGTAATCCATAACTAATGCTACACAGGTTAAAGCTCTCATGCCATACCCTTTCTTGTTCACAAGCTCTTTGAATGATTCAATAGCTTTCCAGCTATCTAATTCATCATCTTCTTTAATCAATCCCGTAAACGGATCCAGTTGCATTAGGTACATCAAAAGTAGGTTTAATTTTTAATAAAAATAACATATTTTTTCTTACTATATTCACGAATCATATTTTGGTATTGTCTTTCGTCCACAAAAATATCAAATCTTGCTGTAACTTCTTTGAATATTTGTGTCTTGAGTAAGTCAGGATATACGATTGAATACAGTTCATTTAAGAACCCGGCCTTGTAATCCTTTTTATCTTTGTTGGTGACAATATGTTCCGGAACAGTAAAAGCATAAGGAAACCAATCTCTCAGCGAATGAATTTGATAATCACTCGCTAAGATTGGATCTTTTATGATTGTGTTATTCAGCGTCAGCATCTTCTTTGACTACTTTTAAATCGCTTGCCGTTTCAGCGGATATACGTTTAGCTTCCTCTTGTCTTTTTTCTTCAGCAAATCTACCTTGCTCATTTTTGGCAGCAACAAAAGCATCAAGTTCTTTAATTATAGATTGAGTGCGTCTGATTCCAAACTTCATTCCCAAATCTTTTTTGGCTCTAAGGTCCAATTCTTTTTGGATTCCAGCGTAAAGTTCATCGGCTTCGTCATGAGCGTTTACCGACTTCGTAAAAATGGGTTCAATCTCGTCTTTGGTGCAGAAGTTTTTTTCTACCGCCTCTTTGATTTCCCCTTGAATTTGGGTGTTAGTAGTGATGATATTCTCCATGATGGTAGAATAGCTTAATAATTCTTGTGCTCCTAATTTTGATAAATTCATAGTTATTGATTTGGTGTCTCCACGATTAAACATTCTGTTGATAAAACGGTAAGGGCAATACTTACTGCATTAGTAAGAGCATTGATTTGAACACTCACCGGATCTATAATCCCTGATTCATGCAAGTCTTCATATTCCCTGGTCTTGGCATTGTAACCATATCCCCATTTAATTTGCTTGGAAACATTTACACGATCATCGTCTTTGTGAAGCGAGTTTTTTAGAATAATATTGAAAGGTTCAAACATAGCTTTATAAAAAGCCATTTCATATTCCTCTTTTGGATTGTAATTTAAGGTGATCAGAACCAAGCTTTGCCCACCGCCCATAATTACATTGTCTTTCAATGCTGCCTTACAGGATTTATAAGCATCCTCTACTCGGTGTTTTTTTTCCTTGAGTTCAATATCAGAATCACCACCAACGTAAAAAGTGGTTACTCCATGGCGCATACGGGCAACTCTTTTGAGCATCATGGCTGAATAATGTCCTGATTTTTCTTGCTCCGAAGCTTGTTCTAACAAGGAAAGATAAGTGTCTAATACTTTTCTTTCGGTTTCTGGAATTTCTCCCATTACTGTATAGCCTTGTTTGACTACCAAGTCATAAGCTATTCCAAGTTCCGTATCGTACTCGCTATAAGAACTTGCCACTTCTGCATTTGTGTATTGTGCAATATCTTGCAACATGGTATTGTACTCGTCGTTACGCAACGGGTTCTTAATCAGACATATCTTGTTGCCTGTTCGGTCCATATTGTTAAACTCTACAATTCCCTGAACTTCTTTGGAATAGTCTTTTGCAATAATTAATATAGGCAAAGGATTTGTATAACCATTGTTTACGCGTATCAGCGCCATGATTTCTTTTTTGCTTGTGAATTCATTGTCATAAACAAGCACTGAACATTTGGGTGCTTCAAAGAAACCTGTCAGTGGATTATTGGCGTATGCTCTTTCCATATACCCCAATTCCACTACATAACCCTTTATGATATCGACGTAGCTTTTACCGGTAACGCTTTCCACGATGTTGATGTATCCTTCTGTTCCAGAGTTATTGAAAGCTTCTTGAAATAAGTTGGCAAGGAACTTGTCGTTGTTGGTGGAGGTAAGAGCTACTTTTCCGATATCTGCCAATAAAACTTCTCTTGAATGTTTTTTCAATTCATAAATGGTTCTGCCCAAACAAGTGTAAATAGTTTCTTTGAAAGCATGTTCGTCAAAGCCTTTTTTGGCTTTAAGTTCCAGCCCATGTTTTATGAGTGCCCGGCACAATACCGTTACCGTTGTGGTACCATCCCCTGAATCAAAATCCATTTTGCTTGCCACTTTCTTGATAAGCTGCATTCCCACATTTATAACAGGATCGCGACTGTTCATACAATTGGCTACCGTTACCCCATCTTTGGTGGCAAACGGTTCGTCACCTTCCTCGGCAATAATAACTGTTTTTCCCGAAGGACCTAATGTGCTTTGCACTGCATCAGCCAGTAAGTTGATGCCTTCCATAATCTTAGTTTGACTATCGCTTAAGTATATCTGCTTTGACATCTTCTTTTTTGATTTTAAATTGGATTTGACTTGGATCTATTACGCAGTATTCTTTTCCTTCAATCTGCTGAAGCTCTCTAAAGCGGTGGTTGAACTTTACCAAATCCCCTTCTTGAAACTTGTCGTTTCCGTTTACTACTTCAAAGAAAATGCCCGAAGTATCTTTCGGATCTATCTTTTTACTGGTTTCATATTCTACCTCTTGGGTAAGTATGTTTCCGTTTTGCATTTCTATTAGTTTTTCTAATCCCATAATTCCTTTATCTTTATCTATCTCTTCTTTTTTTCCCCCTATAATAATTATAAATAAACCTAATGCTAAAATCAAAACTGAACCCAAAATATAGTTCAATAAAACACTTACTTTTCTATTATTCCCCTTTGGTAAATTCTCCAGTTCTATAGGTTCTGTATTTGGGTTAAATATCTTAGCCATCACTCTCCACTTTTTTAGCGTTCTTGGTAGCCTTGATGGTATTGAACCAACCACTTACACTCCCTGAGTTTACCCCTTGAACAAATTCTTCTTTTGTGCAAGGCGAGTAGTCATACTTAGAACCTCTAATAAATTCAATTCTAATCACCCCTTCGCTATAACCAATAGCCTTAAGATTGCTGCTACTTACAGCAATCATGTCGAAATTCTCTACTGTATTTGCCATGATTACTCTGTAAAACTTGCTTCGATTGCCCACATTTTTGCTTCTTGATAAGCAGTTTGAGCAAGTGAAATTAAACGTTGTTTTTCCGGACTACCACCATTAGTGTTCTTATCACCTCTCATGGTTTCACACAAATCAATAAGCGATGCAGTATTTTTTCTGATTATTCCTTGAGTAGAATAAACATCACCGTTATCATTAACACCGCATCTTTTTTCCCCTAATGTTTTTACTTTATCTTCCATACGCATTGTAGCACTTTCCCTTGCAATCGGGTTTATAGTATTATAACATTGTTTTGGTGTAAGTGGATATTCATTTAAATATTCAAATAAAGGAATCGGTGGTGCTTCTCTTATAGACATTTTACGAACGATTTCTTCTTGAGGTAAATATTCACCTTTTTTAATACTTTCATTTATCTGCTCTATCATGCTTTTTCCAATGACAAGTTGTTTAATTGGAACAAATACATCTTGAAAATTAAAATCTCCTAGCATCATTTTTTTGTAATATTCTTGAGAAGGTAAATTATCTCCTGCCGTTCCAAAAATTATTGGAATACCAAAATTATTTCCTCTTCTAAGTTTTGGATAAGCACATTCCCACATTTTTTTTGATGCCTCGCAAAGCATTTTTGTATCTGGATCTACAGAACCATACAACGCTAAATTAATTGCTGCCATATTAAAACTCAATCCGCGTAACATTTTTCCATTTCCAATAACAGCAACTTTAATTATTTTCTTTTTGTCTCGCTTTGCCATGCTAAAGTTTATAAAGATTTTGTTAATACATGACAAATTTTAATACTATTCAAAAATTTTATAGCCTTGTCCACATCCTCAACACTATTAGTCGCAAATGTAATATTCATGATATTTGCTGAAACCCCGTCCATAGCCCTATTAACGCTTTTCATACTCCCAGAAACAACAGTCATCTTATCGCTTCCCGGCTTTACATACTCTATTTTCATAATTTTTGTTTTTTATATCCCGTAAAATCAATCTCTATATGCGCTTGCGCCAAACGCTCTTTGCAAACCTTTTTTTCATAATCACTAGGAGCAAGAACATAAATAGAAACAACCATCCAAACAAAATCAAGATAAAAATGAATTTCTAAAATATCAAAACCCTTACATTCCATCTTGTAAATTAATTCTCTTATCGTATTGTCCATACCAATTTTTAATTATGGCGATATCGCCGCTTTAAAAAAAAATAACCGCAAAGGGCTTAAAAAATAAAATACTTCGATCCCTCTCCGTTAAATTAAATTATTAACCCTTAACAATCATCTTGACAAACATACGCAATAATTACGTACCTACAAATAACGCCTACAAATAATTTTACAAATAATTTATGCGGATGTGTTGCTTATATACAAAACCCCCCCGCCTTTCTCGAAACTTCGAAGCCGGGGGGCCTAAAAACAAATTAAATAAAAAGTAGAATTAAATAAACTTCTACTTAAAACCATTCACTATGAATACAAATACAGTAGCTACAGCAGTAGCACCAACAGCAATCTCAAACAAAGACGTTGCAATCAACCTAGTTCAACAATCATTCGGCGTAGCTCACATGCTAGCAACAGGCTTAGCCGACATAATTATGTACAGCGAGGCACACATCGTCAACAAGATAGACAAGAGCATATCTGTCCAAGACAGCGTTAACTATCGCTCCGCTATCACCAACCAAAAGTTGGATAAACTACGTGTTAAGCTATCAGGCTACAAACCAAGCGTAGAGGTAAAATAAAAACAAATTCAATAACAAATAAGCAAGCTATCAATGTCCTCATAGCCCAAGAATAGGCAAACAAATATCATGTTAGTATTAGATCCACAAGAAGTATTGGTAGCGTTACAACAAGACGCATTAGAAGTGCATAATAGATTAGTATTCTTTAAAAACAACCTTCCGGAAGGGAAATGGTCAGAAGATGACTGCGAAACATTAATGGACTATAGCATAAAACTAGACTCCATCGAAGATCAAATCAATAACCTATTCAACTAAGCCATGAGAACACGTATCAAAACACAATCGGTAGATGTACGCATCATAAAAGTATTATCAGAGCTATATGAGATCAGCTACATGGTAGTTAGACATTACTACTATGCCTACAATCAAAACACAAGCGTGGTTAAACTCCACCTCAACAGAATATACACAGTCGGTAACGAACTATCAATAATCAACTAACATGAAAAACAGAACTAACAGCCTAGTAATTTACATAGGCATATTCATTGTTGCCATGATCATTGGCGGCAACATTATTGGCTACGCATTTACAGGACTAGTCACACTACTATCATTCGTATTCCTATGCGAAGCAGTACCGGCGGTAAAATGGATAGTAGCTAAGACATCACACCTAGTAGATATATTACTATTCTGCTTCGCAGTATATTCCAAAGTACACTTTGGTGTATCTATAGCTATGGCCTTGCTATTCGCAACCATTGGCTACACATTACTCTACGCACCATATGTTCGTGAAACCTACAATAAATAAAAACAAATTAAATAATAACTAAACCTATGCTCGGAGCGAAACCGAGGTAGGCTACAAATTGCATAAGCAATCAAACGGGCACAACCATAAGACCCAAAACACTGGCGAGTCACGCACTAATATTATGAAAAATTCTTCAAACAATTCAGTAAAAGTTCAAGCACAATCAATGGCAGTAGCAACAGTTAAAGCAGTAGTATGTATACCTCACATCATCCTGCAAACATCAGCAGACTTGCTATCATTAACAGAAGCCAACGTAATCAATATGATTGATGGAACACCAATAATTGAAACTGTAATGGCCCGCCAATCGTACACTCAAGAAAAAATGGCTAAAGCAGTAGGTTTCGCATTACAACAAAAAGACAAAGTTCAAGCTAAGCTTGACAGATACAGACAACAAGATATCGATAAAGCTAAAGCTAACGTAGAAAAACTAACAGCTAAAATTGACAAGCTTGAAGGTGTTGAGCACATCGCCGCACCAACAGTTGTAACACCAACAGTGGAAGTTCCACCTGTAGCTAAAAAAGTTATACTAACACCAAAGGAAACTGTAGTTCCGGCACCACCAGTTGTAAAAGAAGAAGTTCCATTTATTCCAATTAACAAGCGCAAAACTGCTACACCTGTAATGACTGTACCTGCTGCAGTATAATAACAATGGTCGGGCAAGTGGAAATAGGCTATCACTTCATTGCATTGCGGGTTCGATTCCCGCCTTGCCCTCTAACTAAGTCCTAAACAATAGGCAATAACAGTTCGTGGACTATAACTAACCACGCTATATTATGAAAGCAACGCTTCAAAACTCAGTACAATTGATTGGCAACGTAGTAAACAACCCAATCACCAAGACTCTTGAATCAGGCAGAGTAGCCAGCACATTCAGAGTAGCAACAAATAACACTTATACCGACAAACAAGGTAATAAAGTGGAGAACGCTACGTTCCACAGAGTCGTAGCATGGGGCAAGACAGCCGAAATTGTAAATAAGTATATCAAACAAGGCAAGCATGTCCTAATCAAAGGAGAGCTCTCCAATAGATCATACGATAAGAAAATCAAAGGCGTCAAAGAACCAATAACAATGTACACTACTGATATAATAGTAGAAGACATTCTATTCTTATAACGCAGTAAGCCAATTATCACAAAAAAACTGCACCCCAATTACGCAGTAAGCCAATTATCACAACCAAAATTGCAATCAAAACTATAACTAGAGCCAAATACGCCTAGTTTGGAATTTAAGAGCAACTATTTATTGTGTAAAGGCGTGTTAATGCTCGTAAACAGTACACCTCTTGCTTCGCCTCCTCATTCCAGATCATGTAATTTATCAGTGGTTTGGGCATAATGATGTGTGGCATTGTTCCTTAC